ATATAGACAATAAATATATTCATCTCCTTCTATCAATATTTTAACAAAATGTTAATGATATGTCTATATATCCCAATACTATCAAAATCTACTTTTAAATATGTATCATTTTTGTATTAAGAGTATGCCCTATTAATACATAAATGATACAAAATACCTATAAAAATTTGCAAACTATTTTTTCATTTATCGGGTCATAGTCAATATACTTGAATATATTTTTTACGTAATTGCGTTTATCTTTTGGGCTATCAGCTTTACTAAAATTTAGTATATTCTCATATATAAAACTTTTATCAAATTTTTTACTTTCGATTTCAAATACATTTAGTTGTTCATTTTTAATTTTATCTTCCAGCTGCTTATTTTCCTTAGAGAGTTCATCTATCTTTTTTAAAAGTATTTCAGCACCAGAATCACTTAATAATGCTACCTTACTAACTAAGTTGTCTATCATTGTAGAATTTTTCTTGATTTTTTTATTTAAAATTTCTATGCTAGAGTTATATGTATTACCCGAATTAGATTTGTATATATGTTCAAAATCCACTTTATCCCTAAAAGATAGTATGTATTTTTCAATCACGCTTTCTATTTTGATTGAATTTACATACTTATTATTTTTGCATTTTTTATTATGCTCATGAAGGCGGTTCACTCTGCTTCTACAAGCGTAATAATGATTGCGTGCACTATTTACTATGACATAAGGTTTTTTACAATACGGGCATCTCAGCACCCCTGAGAGCCAATACACCTTACTTTTTCTTTTGAAGATACTTTCCCTTGTCTCGTCAAGTTTTTCCTGCACTTTTAGCCACAATAGCGGGGTTATCACAGCTTCATGTTTGCTGACTATTGCCATAGGTTCTTTAACAGTTACACCATACGTTAAATATCCATGCCCGTTGGTTTCACCGAATACTTTCCATCCATTTTTTACAAGATAATCATTTATCTCTGAACTTGATTGTACATATAACGGGCTTCTTAAAAATCTTCTGACGGTATCGCGCCCTTTTAGCATATTATATTTTTCCTTCGCTCTCATGTCAACTTGGTATAAACTCCCTAACTCTAAATACCAATTATATAAGTTTAGTATCAGCTCTTTATCAATTAATTTCAAATAAGTTTTACCATCCTGCTTCATTAATTCATATCCACGTGGAGCGGGGCCACCAGTCCAGCACCCTTTTTTAGCAAGTTGCAACATACTATCCCTCACACGTTCTGCAATTGTTTCTCTCTCTAATTGAGCAAAAACAGACGCAAAATACATCATTGCCCTACCCATAGGTGTAGATGTATCATACTTATCTTTTACGCATATAAAGGCTATATCCTTTTTATCCAGCAATTCAAAGAAATCTGCTATATCTACAACTCTTCTGCTTAACCTATCAAGTTTATAGCATATAAGTACATCAATCATATTTAATTCTATTTTTTTGTGAAGAAGTTTAAAAGCTGGTCTATTAGTATTACCCCCAGAATATCCATCATCTTTAAATTCTTCAAATTCGCATTGTTCATCTGCAAAATAATTTCTGCACATATTGATCTGGGTTTCTATTGAAATACTATCTTGAACCTCAACACTTTTCCTTGCATATATGGCAACTTTTTTCATAATATTATAACCACCCTTTATATAGTTAAGTCAGTGAAATTATTTTTTCCCCTTTTTAATATTATCTTTATTATAACAACACATACTACATTTTAAGTTATTGCACCCTATAATCATTTCTTTAGGGCATACTTCTAAATGGCACCCCAGCTTTTCCAATGTACTTGAACGTGGATCTGTCTTGTTATTTTCCACTAAACTTACATAACTATCCGATTTATTTATAAGTCTCCCCAATTGCTTTTGAGTTAATTTGTGTTTATATCTATATCTTTTTATGCTAAATTTCATTTAATTACCTCCATATGACTTATATAAGGTAATTTTAAACTATATTGGATAAAAAGATAAGACATAAATAATGGAAATAAAACTTTTTTCGACATATTAAGACAATTAAAAGTCGAAAACTTTTTGAACCGTAAAACATCATGGAATTATAATGTAATTGAAATAAATATTAACAATCACTGGGGGAGTTATTATGGGTAAAAAAAGTAATCTACTGGAGAGTATAAAGTTTATAGATAACGTTTTAAAGAAAAACAATATATTAAACAAAAACAGCATAGATATAGACAAGCTTGTCAAAGCCATAAAACATAAAATTAATCTTTCTTGACGTTATCTACTTTTGATTGTAAGGCAATTGCCTCAAGTAATAATTTCTTTACCTTTGGAGACATATTGCCTTCACTATCTATTAATCCTTCTTCTATAAATTGTGTTACAATCAAAGCCGATAATGGCAGATCTGTATCTGGAGCATTATTGCATATATTATTTAATATTTCTTTTAATGTAAATTGGTCACTATCTATATTGGTTTTGAAAAAGTATTCGAGAGTAATGCCTAGAGCATTACATATGTCTTCTAATTTAGATATGGAAGGTATCGATTTACCGTTTTCTATATCACTTAGAAATCCATTAGATGTGTTTACTTTTTCGGCTAATTCCCTTAATGTCATATTTTTTTTATTGCGGAATTCTTTTAATCGTTCACCTATATTCATTATCACACCTCATTATTCGTTACTAACGAGATTATAATAACTTATTTTAATAGAAAAATCAAGGATATTGAAGAAAAAGGTATATATTTTTTGCTTATTTTCGCTATAAGCGATAATTTGAGATTTGATATTATCGTTTATAGCGAGTATTATATAACCATAGCAAGCGATAAAGCATTGGAAGGAAGATTTAAATGGAAAAACAATTTTTAAATCGTTTGGAAGGCTGCAAATTAGCTAAGATTGATGAAAGTGGAGAAAACACTGCTGTATATCTACAAGATGAAAAAGGTACTATATATGCAATCCATATTGCAGGAAAGTGTTTTCACACAGATGTAATGGAAAGGGGAAATTATTATGATTGATTCGAGCTGAAAAAAATAATTCTTACTTTCTTACATAAGGAGGAATGCAATGGAATATTGGGGAAACATAGACGGCATAGAAATATATGAAGACAATCCAGAGAAAAAACAAGCGGCTATTGAGAGGGGTTTTACCCTCTTGGCAAGAGACCGTATTAAGAAAATAAAGGAGGGGATAAAAACAGATGAGAAAACAGCGTAGAGGGAGGTTAAAAATAGAGTGGAGGTATTGACATGAAGATGTGGTATAAATGTCCGATTTGTGGGCAAAAGCTAGCAAGAATTGACCCTGCTAAATATACAGGAGGAATGTACCTTTGGTGCAGGAAGCACAAAGGCGAAATAGAAGTAAAAATTGAAGAGAGCCAGAATCAGAGCCAGAGCCGGTCAACCGCAAAAGTTGATTTAGTGAGCCAGAGCCAGAATCAGAGCCAATTAGTCGATACAGGTTGAACTGTAGCCGAGCTAATTGGCTCTTTTATTTTGCTGGAAAGGAGTTTTAAATGTTTGCGGAAAAATTAACCAAGATTTTATATGAGAAGAATATAACAATAACCGCTTTAAGTAAAATGGCAAATCTTAGTAATGGATATATATGTGATTTGAAAAATGGAGAGGCAATTAATCCTTCATTAGATACAATAACAAAAATTGCTAAAGCGTTAAATGTAAAAATAAGTGAATTATTAGATTGATGGGAGAGGAACATATGAATAATTTAATGGAAATAGCAAACACAATCAAATCTACTGAACTTGTTGAAATTATCAATACGTTCAGAAAAGAAGAAGGGAATGATACAGAATTAGACCATAAAAATTTTATGGCAAAAATCAGAAAAGAAATAGAAACATTGAAATCACTTGGTTTAGATAACCAGCTAAATTTTAAGCCGGTTAAATATAAGGATAAAAAAGGCGAATTAAGAAATTGTTTTGAGCTTAACCGTGATGGAATGTTAGAAATGCTAAATAGTGAATCAGCTTATGTAAGGTATAAAACTATTGAGTATATCAATAAACTTGAAGAACAGCTTAAACAGCCTGCTTGCATGGAAGATGTTCTAATTCAATCATTAAAAGGCATGAAGGAAATAAGGTTAAAAGCAGAACAAGCTACACAAAAGGCAGAGTTGGCAAATACAAGGATTGATAATCTGGATTGTACAAACATACAAGGTACACCACAGCAACGTCTTAACGCCATGATAAGAAAGTATTCTTATGAGAATGGAATTATATACTCTCATGGATGGGAGGACTTTAGAAAGGCCTATAACACAGCATATCATACAAATGTTGTTACAAAATGCCATAACTATTGCAAGGACAATCACATAAAGAAATTAAGCATACCCGCGTATTTAACCAGGGTAGGACTAATAGAAGATGCCCTGAGAGTTGCAGATAAGATGTTAAATTCAAAGGATATAGAGGAGGTTATATAAAAACTAATGCTTTATAAGATTCTTTACATGATTCTATTGATAATTTCTGTGATGTGCCTAGCAGTATATAAAAAAATAAGCCCAGATACTTTGCTAGATTACAGAAGGTTGAATTATGAGATGGTGAATCTTATAGAAGAACTAAAGGATAAAGCTGTTCGATATGAAAAGATGGCTGGTTATGTAAAGGGGGATAAAGATGCCTAAGAAACTACCACATAAGTTTTGGAACTTACTATATTGTAATGGTGTAAATCCAAACAACTATAGCATGATTAGAAACGACCATGAGAGCTTTACCATACAGGATATAAGGACAGGTAAAATATTATTGCCTATTAGATATTAAGGAGGAATTTATATGGATACAGCATATACGATTGATATTACTCCAGATAACCAAATTATATTTACAAAGGATGAACAGAAAACAATATATACACCTATGGAAGAATTAGAAATGATTATAGCAGAGAGTTTCCCAGAATCTTATGTGGACCCAGAGAAATATGCGAGAAAGTTACACAATATATGTTTACTTGAATACGCCAGGGCTTTTAAAAGGAGGAAAAATGGAACAGATACTTGCAATCTTAAGGCATAACTTTTATCTATATTATAAAACTTTCGGACCACAGGATGAGAACACACAACACGCTTATGAAGAATGGAAAGATACCCTTATAGGCTATTTAGAAGAAGGCAAAGTGACATGAGCATCTATGTACTGCTTGAGTATGTAGATGAATGTAAAACAAGCTATATAAATCCTACATGGAAAGGACTATTTGAATTTAAAAAGTTATGGAGGGATTAACATGGCAAATATAGCTAAAGCCCGAGAAACCATGAAACTGGTTGGACAATTGGCTCCTAGTCTTAATGAAGATGAATTAAATTCTATATTAAAGGTGCTATATAGTGCCTTGGAAAGAATGGAGGGAGAGTGGAAAAGAGATGGACAGATGTACAAGTAAAAAGCTTGGTACGGTAGAATCTATATACTTTGGGTGTAATGGTCAACTTAGTGCTAAAGACATTATAAACAGAGCCGGGCGTTGGAGACTAGATGACAATGGAGAGTTATATGATGAAGATATAGGAACAACTTACAAAGATATAGATATGCTTACACCGCTTGAAATGAAACAGTTTCTTAAAAATATATAAAAAGAAAGCCTTTAATTAAAAGGCAAATAAAAAATGTTACTTCCAGTATATACTAAGCTGGAAAATAAATCAATGGAGGGTTTGAAATGAAATTTAGTATGCATTCAGAGCACAGTATTATACAGAACAAAGAATATGGAGTTTATATAGATGGTTGTGCTTTAGAAAATGTAATATCAAAGAATCTACCTATTTTAGAGGGAACACGACCTTGCAAGATAGATATAGATATTGAAATATTTGGTAAAGGATTTGAAATTACAAAGGAAGGTTATCCAAAAAATGAGAATGAAGATACCGAAGGTGATGAAGATGAGTAATCTGCCAGATAGCTGTTATGACTACAGATATGAGGCTCCTAAAGCTAAAGTATATACCCATTGTGACGTGTGCGGTGACCCTATATATGTAGGAGATAGTTACTATGAAATTTTAAATGATGAGCGTATGAATGTTTGTAATGACTGTATAAATACTTTTAAAACTATAGCAGGGGAGGATTAGCATGGGTAAGTTATATGAAATAAGTGATAGGTACAGAAATATACAGGAACTTCTGGATAATCCAGACTTACCTGAAGTGGATATTTTACAAGCACTAAATAAGATAGATGAGGAATTTGATACTAAAGTAGAAAACATTGCAAAACTTATATCTTCTTTAAACTCCGATATAGACGGTATAAAGAAAGAAATTAAGAGATTACAGGTTAGAAAAAATGTTATGGAGCACAGAGCAGATGACTTGAAGAACTATATTTATGAGCATATGAAGCTTTTAAAGAAGGATAAAATCAAGGGCAAGCTATTTACTCTCTCCATAAGAAAAACAGCCCCTGCAGTAGATATAGTGGAGGAAGAAGTTATTCCAAAAAAATATTGGAAGCCACAGCCAGACGTTTTAGACAAGAAAAGTATTCTGGACGAACTAAAAAATAATATGGAAATTCCAGGTGTAAAGATTAAGCAAGGAACAACTTTAAGTATTAGATAGGAGGCTTAGGATTGAGTAAAGAGATACGGCTTTTAAATGCAGATGAAATTGAAGTAAGGATACAAAGTGTTAAATCCAACGGTTGTATATTGCTCCTATATAAAGATGCCAGAGTAGACATGCGTATACTTGATGAAACTTATAGCCCTACAGGATGGCAGAGAGAACACCAACTTATCAACGGAAATTTATTCTGCACCATATCGATTTGGGATGATGAAAAGAAACAGTGGATTAAAAAACAAGATGTAGGGGTAGAGAGTTATACGGAGAAGGAAAAGGGTCAGGCAAGTGACAGCTTTAAGAGAGCAGGTTTTAATGTAGGCATAGGCAGGGAACTTTATACAGCACCGTTTATATGGATTAATCTACAACAAGGAGAGATTAAAGATAAGGGTGGTAAGTCCTATATAAATCCCAAATTACATTTTAGAGTTAAGTCTATAGGATACAACAAAAAAAGAGAAATAGAGAAGCTTGATATAGTAGACAACAATAATGTAGTTAGATTCTCTATGGGTAAGTCTGCGACACCTAATTATAGTAAAAACAACAAGCAGAATATTCAAAATAAAGAAAGTAATAATTCAAATAGTGGATTAGTTTGTGAACAATGTGGTAAGAAAATTTCACAAAAGGTTGCAGACTACAGTAAAAAACAATATGGGAAAGCATTATGCATGGATTGCCAAAAGGCTTTTAAGAGGTGATAGGATGGCAGGGGTCAAGTGGATAAAAATAACAACAGATATGTTCGATGATGAGAAAATTGATTATATCCAAAGCCTCCCGGAAGGTGACACAATATTGATAATCTGGATAAGGCTATTGACTATGGCAGGCAAATGCAATGAATCGGGGAAGATATTCTTAACTGAAAATATTCCCTACACCATAGATGCCTTATCACACAAATTTAAAAAGTCAGAATCAATAATAAAGCTTTCTCTTAAAACATTCAGCAGCTTAGGCATGATTCAAGTCAGCGATAATGGGACAATATTTATATCAAATTTTGACAAATATCAGAACATGGAAGGACTTGAAAAATTAAAGCAGCGTGAGTATGAACGTCTCAAAAAAAGGAAGCAGAGACAAAAATTGAAGGAATTACAACCAGATAATAGCAAAAATGATGATGTCCCCGGGACAATCCCGGGACAGTCCCCGGGGACTCCTTCTATATATATAGATCTAGATAAAGATATAGATCTAGATAATAAGAAAAAGAGTATAGAAAAAGAGAATATATCCTGGAAGAAGATTTTAACTGCATGGAATGACCTGCCAAGTCCTATAAAGCCTATTAGGGCTATTACGGACAAACGGAAAGACAAAATAAAAGCACGTATGAACAGTTTGAATCTTAAACAAGAGGATATTATACAAGCCATTAATAACATACAAAAATCTAGCTTTTTACAAGGCAAAAATTCCAGAGGATGGACAATATATATGGATTGGCTGTTTCAAGATGATACAAGGTTTAGCAAGGTTTTTGAGGAACAATACACAGACAAGGAGGACAGAGATGGAACCAATAAGGCAAATAATACAGGACCTAAAAAAAGAGCAACCGAAGATGAAGGAGAACGGCTCCTTAGAAGGGCAAAAGAAATCACCGGGGGACACCTGGAAGATCCTAAATGCGACTTCTGACTGCCCGTACCACACGTGCGACGGTTCAGGGATGATATTCATGCAAAACAGGGAAACGCTTGAAACTAAAGCAAAGTACTGCAAATGCAGAGAGCAGCTTATATATTCCCAAAGATTACAATTTGCAAATATCCCAAGTGAGTTTTCTTCTCTGACGGTAAACAGTTTTGATACTCAGATATATAAAAGACAAGCAGACAGAGAAACAGCTAAGACAGCTAAAATCATGACGGCAAATTATATAAAAAGCTTTGGAAAATTCAAAGAAAAGGCTAAAGGATTATATTACTACAGCAGTACTAGGGGGAGCGGGAAGACAAGGCTTGCGGTAAGTTTAGGAAATGCGCTTTTAAAAATTGAACACATGCAGGTTAAATTTATTACAACCCTGGATTTGCTTAAGGAAATACGAAATACGTACAACAAGAATACTCAATACACCGAATCCCAGCTAATAGAGAGCATAAACAGTGTACAGGTATTGATTGTAGATGATATAGGGGTTGAACAGCCTACAAACTGGGTAAATGAAATGCTGTTCTCAATATTTGATACCAGGATGAAATATAACAAGATAACGATATTTACGTCTAACTGCTCAATTGAAAATTTGCAGCATGACGAAAGACTAAAAAGCAGGATATTTAAAATGGCTATACCCGTAAAAATGCCAGAAGAAGACGTGAGAAAAGGGCAGAGTAAACGGGACAACGAAGAATTACAAAACATTTTGTTGAAAGGGGAATAAAAATGAGTCTTAGAAGATGGGATGAAAAGAAAATAGCCAAGTTAAAAAAATATTGGCTGATTAAAACTAATACTGAAATAGGAAATATGCTGGGTATAAGTGCTGTATCTGTAGGCAAAAAGGCTAGAGATATCGGGCTTGCAGATAAAAGAAAAATGCATCGAGGGACAGATGGGGCATGGCACAATCCAAAATATACACCTGAACCGGGAGAGATTGAACAATACGGGCCACGATATGACACAATCAAGGAAATAGAGGGACGCAGGAAAACAGCTATGCTAAAGCACGTTAAAAAGAATTTCAAAAAGGGTGACAAAATAAAGCTTATAAACTATGAATCTGACAATTCTGCAACTTTGAAATATGGTAAAAGATATTTAACTCCAAAGAAGAAAAGCGGAGAGATAACGGACATAACGAATTGTTTAATTGTAGTACGTAGAAAGCATTATAATGAGTGTTTCAGATTTGCAGACATATTAAGCGGCAGAACAGTTGTGGAGGGATTGAATGTATGTCAATAGCTGGGGAAATAGCTATATTTCAACAAAACAAGTAAAGGCAGTAAAGCATAGCTTTAGACTTGGACAAAAGATACGTTTAATCGAGCATATGGGCAGAAATAAAGACAGATATGTGCGAGGGAGAGTAATTAATAAGGCAAGCTACAATCTAACGATTATGGTATCTAAAAACGGAATAGAGAGATATCCAGAAAGTTTTAAGTATGTGGATTTTATTCTGGGTGGAGTAGAAAAGTTAGAATAGCAAAATTTCAAACGAAAAGGGGGCAATTTAAAAAGATAAATCATTTTTGGTATAGTTGGATATCTTCAAATTAAAATAGCTTTAAAATGGCTCTATGTTCGATAGAAGATATATAAATAAAGTGCAGAATATTCAAACTAAAGAATAAGTGTAAAAGTTAATAAGAATAAATAACTATCATGCAAATATATAAATGAATAAAATATTTCATAAAAGGGGTGGAAAAGTTGATAAGTCTGAAACAGTATTTGACAACTGGGCTGGACTTATTCGAAGAAGGATACAAAAAGGTAAGATGCAGATATAAGGTTGATGGAGTATGGCACAGAGCGAGAATCAATCTGGATAAAGGGCTTATATATAGTGCAGACGGGAAAACCATACTGCGGAGGTGCACAAAATGGTTGCAATAATGGTAATACTGGCAGTGATATGTGTGATTTTGTGTCTGAAATGGAGGGAGAAGTAATATGTCAAGAGAAATTAAATTTCGTGCTTGGGATAAGCAAAATAAAAACATGAAGGAAGTAGATTTACTGGGCAGTAATGTATTGCACATTAAAAATTCTGAATGGGAGAATATAGAAGATTTTGAAGTTATGGAGTATACAGGGTTAAAAGATAAGAATGGTGTAGAAATTTACGAAGGTGACATTATACAAGAACTTAAAGTTAATTGGGAAGTTGTTTTTTATAAAGGTGCATGGCGTTTAGAAAAAAATGTAAAAGGCGATATGCAATATAAATGTTTAGACAGATACGCTTATAGATGTGAAATTATTGGTGACATATATAGAAATAAAGAGTTACTGGAGGGCAAGTAAATGAGTAGATACCGTATTAATATTGAAGAAAAAGTTACTTTTAATCATGAAATTATTATTGAAAGTGATAAAGATGTAGATTGCATAGACTCTATATTAAATGACTTAGAAGACGAAGCGGACAATTTAGATGATGCTACAATATATCTAAAGGAAAATGGATGCAACATTTTAAAAGTTTACAGGGATGATGACGGAATTGATAGTGAAGTTGAAAGTGATGATTTGGAAGAGATTGAAGAAAGTGAGGATTATTAGATTGGATATAAATAGGTACAGGAAAATATGCAAGAAAGCAGTAGAGCATTATGGAGAAGAAGCACAGAAAAAGCAAGCTATAGAGGAATGTTCAGAGCTTATACAGGCTTTATGTAAGGATTTTAGAAATAAAGAGCATAATGTCGAAGAAGAAATTGCAGACGTAATGATTATGCTGGAACAGTTGACAAATATATATGATATGGAAGAGATAGATAAATGGCTAGGTACTAAAATAGATAGACTAAATCGGCATATAGATGAAGTGAAACAATGGAAGAGAATGTTTTAAGTTGAAAGACAGGAAGAAGGATACTAAGGAGGAATAAAAGTGTATAGATATTATTCTACAGAAAGACCTATAAGCTTAGGAACTTACCCGAAAGCAAAAGATAACGTACCTGTGAATATAGAAAATTTCAATATAAGGGAATATGTTCCTGAAATAGGATATGAAGCTTACGGATATCTGGAATATGAACACAAGCTGACTGATAAGCAGATATTTGACTATGAATTGTATCCTGCAATAGTAGAGAAGGGATAAGCCTTGGATATTAAGATAGGAGCTACAGTAAAACTAAAGAATGGTAATACAGGTAAAGTAATAGGGCAATTAAATGGTGGAGAATACATGATAAAGAGTGGTAAAGAAATATTATATTGCCAGAAGAAAGACATTGTAAGTGTAGAGAATAATTAGAATTTAAAGCACTAATACACTAAATACGGATTTGAGAAGGTAGGTGATTTAAATGCCAGATAAATTTGATAGGTTTAGGAATTTAGACGATATAAAAGAAAAAGAAATTGAACAATTAATCAAAGAAGCCCCCGATATATGCCCTATTTTAGGCTTTTGTAAATGCGATTCTTATTACTTTGATGAAGGTATAGTTTATTTATCAAACCCTGCATACAACGCCTATAGTATACCAGAATGGAACAAAGATGAAAGAACTTTTGATTTTGTAGATATAGATATGGATGATGAATTTAGGAGGACAGATGTAAGCATAGAGTTAGACGAATTGCTAGAGGAAGGATGGACAATAGAGGAACTTGAAAAATTATATGGTATAAAGATAGCGTGAATATGTCTTCTGGAAGTTAAATTTAAGGCACTAATACACTAGATACGGAATAGTTAAAACTATAGTGTATTAGTGTAATAGAAAAGTAGGTGATATTAATACAACAGCACATATTGAGAGATGTTACCCCAAAACCGCCGCAAGAACCGATTCAATATATAGAGTACTCTATGCGATATTATGGGCAACCAAAATTAAAAAAGCCTAAAGAATTAAAAAATGTAAAGTCACAGTTTTCAATTGATTATATTCCTAAACATTGTAAATGCCAGATTTTTATAAGAGGTAATGACGTATGGATAAAACATAGAGATTATTTTAGCTCTTGTATGCCAGAGACAGACGAAGATCTTGGAACTCCTTTGGTATACAGAGTGGGGAAATATATGAAGAAAACGAAAAAAGAAAAGTTTATATATCCAGATTGTTGGAGCGGCATTGTATTGAGAAATGAAGCGTGGATATGTCTGAAAAATTTAATGATTCATTTAGACGATTTCTTACCTGATTTAAGATGGGAGATAACGAGGCAACAAGAAAAAGTATGCAATTTTGAAGAATTGGAGTTGGAAGATAGTGACATGCAAAAGTTCTGGGAAAATTTAATTTTAGAGCTAGGGAAACATAAAAATGCTTATAAAAGATGCAAAGAAAATAAAATTTGGTAAGCAAATAAGTATATGGGACAGAAAAATACTTAAAGGGGTGCAGCTAAAAATGGATTTAGATGAGGAAGGTAATAACTATGGGAAAATATCAGATAATTTATGCAGATCCACCATGGAGTTACAGACAGCGAGGGAAAACAGCCCGGGGAATTGCAGCTAATCATTATCCTACAATGTCTACAGAAGATATATGTAATTTGCCTGTTAGAGATATAGCAACAGATACATCCGTATTGTTTATCTGGTCTACATTTCCTAATATAGATGAAGCACGAAAGGTTATAGATGCCTGGGGATTTATATATAAAACAGCAGGATTCGTATGGATAAAGAAAAATAAAGTAAGTACAGGTACTAATTTTTGGGGTATGGGAGCTTATACAAGGGCTAATGCAGAGGTATGTCTATTGGCTGTATCTAAAGGTACAAAGCCAGGGAAACAAGTACTGCGGCATGATATACACCAGATTATAGAAGCTCCGGTAATGCTACACAGCGAAAAGCCCGGAGAAGCTAGAGATAGGATAGAAATGCTGTTTGGAGATGTACCACGGGTTGAATTGTTCGCAAGAGAAAAAGTCCCGGGTTGGGATGCCCTGGGATATGAAATAGACGGAATAGACATAAAAGAAGGCATTAAAAAGTTAGGAGGTAATCTATGAAGAAAGTATATATACTATCTAAACAAGAGAAAAAGGATATATGGTGGGGAGAGGTATTGGGTGCTGCTGTAGGGTTATTGATGGTACTTAAGTTTCTAATATAAGGAGGATGATAAACACGGATATAAATGAAATTTTAGGCATAACAGAAAGCTATAAAGCTCCAGAGACCATTCTAAAAATCTTGTATGACCGCAAAAGGAGAGAAAAAATATTTTTAGAGTTTTTAAAAGAATTTAATCACGACGTTTCTTATGATTGGTTCCACAAGTATTTTGAAGACGAACATTCCGATAGAAAAAAGAAGAAACAAGATTTTACACCGAATTCAGTTTCAGATATTATTGCAAGACTGGTAGGCGCTAAAGGTGGAATGGCATATGAAATTGCAGCAGGGACAGGAGGAATGACTATACGCAAATGGTGGAGCGACTGTTTAAGCGAAACTCCATTCACATATTTTCCAAGTAAACACTTTTATGTTTGCGAAGAACTAAGTGACCGTGCAATACCATTTTTGTTATTCAACTTGATGATAAGAGGTATGAATGCAGCTGTTGTCCATTGCGATGTTTTATCAAGAGAATGTAAGGGAGTTTTCTATGTGAATAATAAAAAAGATGATTTTCTAAGGTTTTCAGACTTAAATTTAATGCCATACAGCAAGCAAGTTGAAGATTATTTTAAAGTCAAATTTAATAATTTCAGATATCCGCCGATAAAGGAGATTTTAGAAAGTGAAACTATCTGAGTATTACGATAAATGGATTGTAACGTATAAAAAGAACAATGTAAGACCTGTAACATATGGGAAGTATGTAATGACAAGTAAATCACTTAAAAAGCTGGAACCTGCATGTGAAATTGTGGATTTTGACAGGGGAACATACCAGAAACTTATAAATAAATATGCTGAAACACATGAACATTTGACGGTTATGGATTTTCACAGACAGATTAGAGCCAGTGTTCTGGATGCCCTAGATGAAGGGATTATCAAGAGAGATTTTACAAGGCGGGTTCAGATCGGCGGCAAGCCAAAAGCTAAAAAAATAAAGAAGTTTTTAGAGGAAGATGAAGCTAAAAAGTTTATAGCTGATTTGAACGTTAATACAAAAGAATTGAACTGGGATCACTTTTTACTACTGCTGATCAATACTGGATTACGTTACGCAGAAGGGCTAGCACTGACACCGAATGATTTCGATTTTGACAATAGAACGGTTGAGGTCAACAAGTCATATGACTATAAAACTAAAATCAAGGCTAACAGATTTCAACCTACAAAGAACCCTTCATCAAATCGGATTATATCACTGGATTTAAAGACAGCATGGATATTAAGACCAATAGTCGAAAAGCTTAAACCAACAGAACCGATCTTTCCATATTGGCATGGCGGTGGGCATGTAATAATATATAATTCGACAATCAATGACATAATAGCCCGACATTGTGCTAACGCTGGGGTTGGGAGGATAACAGTACATGGATTGAGACATACACATGCAAGCCTGCTTATAGCAAAGAAGGTTAGCATACAGGCAGTTGCCAAAAGGCTGGGGCATGCAAACACTATAACAACTCAATCGACGTATATTCATCCACTTAAAACAGCAATGAAAGAGGCGGATGAAAGGATAGAAAGTATATTAGTTAATATGTAATTGTGGTATTTTCCAAAATGGAAAATCAGATATTTAAGGGAATAAGCTGAAATCACGTAACAGATATATGCTAAGTGTATTAGTAAAATAATAATGTAGTACAGTATAAAAGCTGTACTACAAACAAAGGAATGGTCAGATGGAGTATCAACATTGTATAAATTGTGGTTCTACAAGACGGCTGGAAAGGCACCATATAATATTCCGTAGCAGTTGTAAACCACTGGCACATTGTAAATATAACATAGTGTATTTATGCCAGGATTGCCACAGAAACAAGCCTTATGCCGTCCATAATAAACATGGACATGAGTTAGACATGAAACTGAAACTAGAGTTCCAAAACTGGCTAGAAAGTGTATTTACAGAGGACAGATATACACTAGATGAAATACGAAAGAAGTTAGATATATCCAAAGATGCAGCTAGAAGTTTATCCAAGCTTATGGATATAGATAGAGGAGCATATAAGAGAGAAGACATAATACGTTGCTGTATGGGTGGAAAAATAATTGATTTGGAGGAGATTTAAATGAAAACATATAGGACTATAGATTTACTTAAAATGGCTTATGATGGAAAGATATTCAAGAATAAATTCAAAAACGTTAAAACCGGGGAAATAATCAAGCAAGGCAAAATTACAACAGAAGCATTTTATATTAAAGAGGGAGCAAATTTCGCAGTAGGTAAATCAAGTAGTGAATATGATTTTAATAACTGGTTAGATGAAAAATGGGAAGAAATACCGCAGCCAGTAAGTTTTATTGAAGCTATAGAAAGTTGCAAACCTATAAGAGTAGAACATGAATATTTTTGTATGCACGGTAACTATGAGGATACTGATCATTTGCTAATGAAGATAGGAAGTATATTAACCCCATATCAGATTAAAAAAGTAACAAGAGATGGTAAATGGTATATAAAGGAGGATGAAGAATAGATGAAAAAATATACTTTACTAGAAGCTTTAAATATGCTCAAACAAGACCATGATTTAGTATTTAAAATAGTTCAAGAAGAAGCCCTTTGCAATCAGATGATTTCATCAAATGTAATTGGAAATGTGATGGTGAGTTGCCAAGGATGTCAAGGACGAACCAATTGTCCATTGCAATTTAAAGATATGTGGACTTTAGAGGCAAGACCAGTAAGTTTTATGGAAGCCGTAAAGGCACGTAAAAAAGGTAAAAAAATATATTGTAAGTTAGAAGATAGCTCCCATACTTTTTTTCCTCCGATAAATTTAGAAAAAGATGAAATGGATGAAATAGAAGATGCTGATGGGTTTACCTTAACAACAGAAATGGTTTTAGAGGGCAAATGGTATATAAAGGAGGATGAAGAAGAGACTACCTCTACGGACAAAACAAAATTTATAGAAATAAATTATAAGGACTTAAGAGATAATGAGAGACATACAAAATATTTTTCTACACAAGAAGAATATGAAAAGTGGCACGAGGAAAATTGGAATGATGTAGTAATTAACGGGTAGGAGGATGAAGAATAGATGAAAGATGAGATATCTGAATGTATAGATTTAATTACAGAAGAAATAGGAAATCAACAAAATAAAAAGGATGATCTTGACGTAACGGGATTGATAAGGCAAGGCAAAATACAAGGGCTAGAGATAGCGAGAACAATATTAACTCGATATTGGGAGGATGAACAATAGATGAAAATAGAAAATGTAAGAGTGTATGATTTGGAAGAAAGTATAAAAGCAAGTAAATATCCTATGTCAGTAGATACTGATAAGTGCAATTCTAATATTACAGATATGGTTAAGAAGTTAGCTCATTCACCTAAAGGAGAAGCCCATGATCAATTTTTATCTGGAATAAGAGTAGCTTTTGACCTTACATGCACAAATAAAATGTGGGTAGAGCTAGAGAGATATAGATTTATAACTTTTGTCAGCAGTCAAAGTACCATGCATAGAATTGCAAAGTTTGATTTACCCAAACAGTACAACCAATACGTTGATCCAAGGATAGTAGATGTTATAGAGGAATTGAAAGACCAATATAATCAGACTAAAGACAAGTACGATTATTTAAAACTCTTATATTCTAATCCAGCAGGGTTCCAGCTTACAGCAAGGCTTACTACTAATTATAGATGTTTAAAGGGTGTGTATAGCCAGAGAAAAGACCATAGATTGCCTGAATGGCGGGAATTTTGCAAATGGATTGAGGCTTTGCCATATGCCAGAGAATTAATTGTAGGAAGTGAAGAATAAATGACAAATAGCAAACGCAAGGGGGCCAAAGGAGAGAGGGAACTCTCTTCCAAACTCCGAGAATATGGTTTTAATACAAGGCGTGGTCAACAATATTGCGGGGCTAATGGTGATGCTGATGTAGTAGGATTACATGGTGTTCATATAGAGTGTAAAAGGGTACAAAAACTTAATCTATATGATGCTATGGCACAGGCTAAGTCAGACGCCAAAGAGGGTGAAATACCTACCGTATTCCATAGAAAAGATAGGTGTGAATGGCTTGTTACTATGAGATTAGATGATTATATGAAGATGTATAAAACTTATTATGAAAACCTAAAAGAGGGTGATTAAATGAAATGTAAGTCTTGTGGTTCTATGGAGTGGAAGGAATTAGGAAGCTTAAGAATATGCAAAAAATGTGGGCATACAGAATGTATATATTTTAAACTAATACATGAAAATGAAATAAAAGATTGTGGAAATTGCAGACATTATAAAGATTGTTTTGAATAGAGGCAGGTGATTAAATGAATTATTGTTGCTGTGAATGTGGTAATTTGGATAAAGCAAAGAAACAAGGAGTAGAAAATTGCTATAGATATGGATGCAAAACAAATGGATATATAATAGGATGGATACGAGCTGATACGGAGTTAAAAACAATGGGATGCTCAAGTTGTATAGAAAAGGGCAAAGAAGCTGAACAGATAAGTTTATTTTAAAGCAGGTGATTAAATGATATCTAATATTCTAAATAAGTTGAATATAGCTGAGCAAATGGAACTAAGGTCTTATATAAGTAGACAAGTAGAGAAGAAGATATTACAGGCGACAGAAGAAATGGATAAAAAGGCTGCAAATATGGAGGAAAAAATTTCTAAGATTACTGATAATACATGGCAAATGATTGATAGTTGGCTTCATATGGCTATGAGAGATTACCATATTAGCGATAAAAGAATAAAGGATATAAATGTAAGACTACAAGAATTAGCAAAAAAATATGATGGAAAATTGCTTATAGGGGAAGAACTAAAATCTGATTACAAAGTGATGGAAGATGAAGATTTTAGGAACATAGTAGAGAATCTGATTGAATCTAACTGTAAGGATTGTAATAAGCACAGCAAGGATTGTGGAGTATTCGGGATACTAAAAAAGTACGGTATCCCGTACCCTACAGGGGAAAGAAAGAAGTGTAAATATGGATATTGATAAATATAGGATAAACGCTGATGAACAAGTAATAAAAGAGACTGCAAAACATTTAACTAGATATCAGTTTATAAACAATCCGGTAATATTAAGGATGTGTCCACCAAATGATAGATGTGAATGTGAAGATGAAAAATTTTTTATAGCCAAAATTGTTAGCCAGCTTCCTGGTAGTTCCAGGGCTTGCAGGATATGCTGGGAAAAATATATGGAAAATCTTTATTTTAAAGAAAAATATTATAATTTAATAGATGCCATTATTAAAGCACATGCAACCTCACGCAGGATTAAGCATAAAAATTGGGCAACATTTGAAACTCTTGATGAGTTATCATGTCTTGTAGTTTTTTCTATTAGGTTACATTCAATAGATATTAAAGATATAAATAAAAAAGTATGGGAGGTTTATTAACATGTCTATAAAACCTGTAGAGATGATAGAAGTAACCAATGCCATACGTAAAACTGCTGAAAGATTGGAAAAAGGCGTAGATGTAATATCCCAGAAAGCCAAGGATTATGCGATAGCAGAAAGAGAATATAGGATTGCGCTTAGAAAAGAAATAGTTAAGCTTAGAACCGAGAAAATGCCCGTTACTCTTATACATGATGTGGCTAGAGGAAGTGAAAATGTTGTTGATTTAAAATTTAATCGTGATCTAGCCCTTGAAACATATAAGGCTAGTAGAGATATGCTTAATGCTCTAAGTACAGAGGTTAGTTCTCTACAGAGCATATTGAAAGTACAAACCAATATAGAAAAGTAGGTGAGTAGAATATCTAAAACAGAGTTGACAAAGAAACTTGAAGAAGAGATATGGAACACTACCACAAAGATGGGCGTATTCGGGTGTTTTGAAGTTACTATAGGCTTTGCTACCAATAAATACGGAAGAGTAGATTATATGACTATGGATACCAAAGAAATATTTAGAATGTATGAAATAAAAGTATCTAAAGATGATTTCCACAGTAAGGCCAAGCATACATTCATGGGACACTATAATTATTATGTTATGCCAGAAAGCTTATATCAAGAAGTTAAAGAAGAAGTATCTCCACATATAGGAGTATATGTATCCAAAGGGAACTGGTTGGCATGTAGAAAGAATCCTAAAAGGCAGGTGGTAACTCAACCTAATTTAAATATTTTGAAAGACTCTATGATAAGGTCACTTTACCGGGAATATGAGAAAAATAAAGATAGTCAAGATATATCTATTATGAATGATTTAAAAAATAAAGTACAAAGGCTGCAGAATGAAAATAGAGAGCTTAATAATGCAAATATAAAGAGTATTATTGCTATTAGGGCTATGGAGAAGAAATTTGGTGTAGAATGGGAAGATATTGTGGAGGGAATATATTATCCTTTTAAAACAGGAAAGTAGGTGAATAAAATATATATTGTTCAAGAATATTACTATGACAAAGATAGTATAAAAGTTCACCCAGTTAGTATACGCAAAACATTACAAGAAGCTTATAACGATATGATTGATGTATTTAAGTTTGATACAATGCATTATATGGCATTTCCTAGTATACCAGAAAAATGTAGAGATGAATTTATAAAGAATATATTGAGTGGAAACAAAGACAAGAGTATTTTAACTATTTTATAAGAAGGAGGATTAATAAGTGAGAGTAAAAGAAGGGTTAGTTGATATAAAGCCAGTACTAGAGCTAGGTACGTATTGTAAAAACAAAGAAGAAAGTTATGGCCAGATATGTGTGGGGTGCAATAAATGTGGAAGATTCGATAGAAAAGGGAAAAACAAATAATAATATATATTCTTAATATTTAAATTTGAATGTGCTAAACTATATATAGAGCTGAATATTGGTATAGATCTCCTTGAGTGGTGGTCTACGAAGCATACCTAAAAGGGGGTGCACGTATGGATTCCAGGTTGGAAGAAATGGCAACTAAATTAAAAAATTATTTCAGACGAGATGAAAGGTTAAAATCTTTAAACGGAAAGCTCAAGAGGCTGAAAGACCAGCTGGCAGAGATAGAATATAAATTAGAGAATACAGATATACACATTCCAGAAGAATCATTGGCAATATCATATGAAGAGAGAGTGCAAGGTGGACATTCTGTGTCCGGTTTTGCGGAGAAAGCTACTATAAGGATAATTAGAAGATTGGAAGAAAGGCAAGCATGGTATAAAAGTGAGATTGCATATTTGGAAGAAAAAATTGATGGCATAAATTTAGATAATGGCTATATAGAAGATAATATAGGAATGTTAGAAAAAGGAGACTATGAATTCATAAAAAAGAAATATGGTGAAGATTGGACAGATGAACGGTTAGGGATGAAATATGGCGTATCTCAAGTAGCAGCTACAGATAGGAAAAATGGGCTATTGAAAAACATAGCAGATTGGGAGATATGGAAGTCCCACGATAGAGAGACTGGGTAATGACTAGTAGAGTATAGAAATTAATCTATACTCTTTTTTTAATTAAATTTTCCAAAAGGTGTTGACAGTTCGTAAAATACGAACTATAATGTAAGTATAGTAAAGAAAGGGGATATGGAAAGATGAAATTTATAAGATTAGATGTTAAAGGAACTTGGAAGGGTACAAAACATATAAGCAGTATGGCTAATACAGAGGAAAGTGAAAACGGAATAAGTTGTTATTCACTGCACAATGAAACAGATGAAAACATATTAAATGCTGTAAAAGACTTATTTCAGTACTGGACCAATATAGCATCTATGAGCGATTTTTCAGATTTCCAACTCACAATATTCAAAGGAGAGAAAATGGACTGGGTAGGATATGACATGGAAGATATAGCAAGTTGTACAAAAACAATAAAAGAAGTGGACGCAGAACCATTTATGCAAAAGCTTTTCGAAATAGATGACATGAAAGACGGCCTTTATGAAGACGAAAATGGAGATTATATGGATGAAATAACAGAAGATGAAGCTAATAAGATGATTGTAGATTTATTTAAAAAAATGTTATAGGAGGATGGAATATGTTTAAAAGAGAATTATTAAAGAAAAAATATCAAGAGATGAAAGGATGCACGTTACTTATCAACCCAGTGCCAGAACTAAGAAAAGCATATTTAAATATGAATAGAGACATAGATTCACTTACTAGGCTATTCAATATGTATCAGTTGCCGAACAAATTACATGAATTTGATGATACTGCAATGTCAATTTATGTGCCAAGTTTTCATCAAGACGGCAAAACTTATATGCTGTCCGAGTGTTTCTCAATTAATATAGATTGCAATATGCTTAAGAAAGAGGGTACCACGCAGGAACAGTTTGAAAATATTATTGACATTGTTGTAGAGAAACTTTCAGTTGAAGTATTAGACTATATACAATTTAATTTAACGCCTGCTCATGTTTGCCAGCTTCTTGGGATAGATGAATATGTAAAGAATTATGGCAAGTTTTCTTTAAAAGATTTTATTTTATACGCAACAGGAAGTCAAAAGAAATTTTGTGAGAAACTCAATATAAGTAAATCTTTTTTAAGCGAAATGGTTTCAGGGAAGCAGGAGATATCCCTGAATATGCTTAAAAAAATGCACAAGATATATCCTCTATTTCCTGTCGAAGTGTTTTTTTAAATGCGTATTAAAGAACCCCTTAAAAAACTTTTAAAAAAGTGTTGACATAGACACGAATACGTGTTAATATATAATTGTAGAAAGGAAAGGGGATATGAAAAATGAGTATTAAAGTTTTAAAAGATGGAATTAAGGAAGCTATTAAAGAAAAGGGATTAGATGGATATGGACAGATTGAGTTAGATTTTGCAGATTTAGGCGAAGAGGAAGAAATTCGAGAGGCAAGTAAAGAACTAGGATTTAAAATAGAAAAAGGCGAAGGCCAGGGCGTATACTGGTTAGTATTGCAGGAAGAAAAATATATAGATGGTGTATTAGGATTGGATGGTACAGAGTTTCAGATGAACGGGAACTCTGTAGAACTGAAGGTAGAGAAAGGGGACTATCCAGAAATATTCCTTACTATTATAGTGAACGGTCAAGTGATGTTTGAAGAACCCTTCAAACTGATTGATGAGCAAGATATGATATGGATGGATGATGTTGTCCATACCAGAGGATATCACGAGGAAGACGGGGAATATACTGAAGAGTTTGAGCATGTTGAAAATCTATTACTTACAAGTTGTGGTATGGAAAGTTCATTACTTTAGAAAAAATTTTGGTTGGCAGTTATCCAGAAAACTGCCATAAGGAGAAAATAAAATGTTACCACAGGATTTTGAAGAAAAGGCAAAAGAAATTACAGGGCTAACGGGAAAATATACAGGAAGAAACATGGTTAAGCTAGAAGATGGTTCTACAATTACTTTGGGGGACAATGTAGCCCTCCAGATAATTGATAATGACGATGAATACGGGAACATTATGTATGACAAATACAGGACTGGGAGCTGGGAATCGTCTAGCATGAGTGTCTATAAAAAGAAGAATCCTGATGAAATTTTTGGAGGTTTGCTTGACAATGTCTATACTTTTGCCGAAGCAGCACAAAAATGGGGATTGTCTGATGGGTCTGTACTCAGAAATGCAATTAGACAAGGGCGGTTTAAAGATGGCGAGTATAGGCAATCTGGAGCCACATGGCTTATTACAAAGTTTGCCATGCAGCGAGTTTATGGGAAACCAGTTAGTTAGAGCATAGAGAAATCTATGCTCTTTTATTTTAAAAAAATATTTTAAAAAACTTATAAAATCCCCTTGACAATATTCCTACGCAGGAATATAATATAATTGTAGAAAGGAAAGGGGATATGAAAATGGAACCTAAAAAATATTATGAAATAACAGGGGAACCAACAGAGGAGTTGGTAGAGAAATTTAATAAAGACAATAACATATTTTTTAGGTTCCAGAACCCAGAATGGGAATTAACTCCAGAATCTAAAAGCTGGGGAATGATTTATGGAAGCGAAGAGGAAGCTTTAGAATCTGCAGAAGAAGATGGGCTTACAGAGGAAGAAGCAGTATTACCAGGCAAGAGCTGTATGGATACCCTACAAGGGCTTTGGAATTGGGCAGATCAATTTGACAATAACAATGTTGTCCTTGTATTCGAGGGGGATGATACGGGAGTAAACGGACATGATGATGAATACGTTGCAGAATTTATAAAACCCGTTGCAGTATGGAGTATAGAGGATTGTTATAATTATTTATACGGAGAGAATTAGAGATATTTTGGTCGGCAATTATCCAGAAAACTGCTATAAGGAGGAATTAGAATGGTAACAAAAGGTAGGTATTATGTTAGCTATACCACGGAAACGTGGCATGAAGAGGGATACTACAATAGTATTCAAGAAGTTAAATATAGGATAGATGGGACAAGAAAGGGAGATGGATATCAAGCATTTGTTCGGGATTGCCAGAAAGATATATTTATATACGAGAAATATTTTGGAGAGTACAGACCTAAAGTAGATCTTGCATGGGGGACTATAGGAGATTTAAGAACAAAAACAGATTTTGCATATTAGGTATTTTGGTTGGCAGTTATCCAAAAAAACTGCCATAAGGAGGAATTAAAAATGAAAATAATAACAGATGCAGAAGAAAGACGTATTGATAATGCTGTTAGACGCTTAAGAGAGAACTTATTTACAAAAGGGCTGAATAGACAAGAAATCGAAGGAGAAATCGAAGAAATTATTGGTTGTGTTAGTGCGCAGTACTGGGCGCAATACAACTCGGCAGATCATGACTATGACTACGACTTAACCGCATATGGAGACGTTGATCTAAATTATGCGCCCGAATATCGAATCAAGCTCGATAGGGAAACGGGCAGGGTGGCATGGGTTAAGAAGTTACAGTTCCTTAACGGCCGGCTAACTTCGTGTAAAAAATTATGTTAGCATATATATTAGAGACTAGCAGAAAGGGTATAGCCTAGAGGCTACACCCTTTCCAATAAATAAAAAGTTCGAGGAGCATAATTTATGGATTTAAAAGATATAGTTACGCTTAGAGACGTAGCAAAGAAAACGGGCATAGGGATACGTGCTTTGCAATATAGATTAGGTTTACCGGGATTTAATATGGTAGAAGGAGAAGATTTTAGACGCCTGGGGCAAGGGCAATCCACCATATTAACGCCAAAAGGAGCCAAAAAAATAATTCTAAAAGAAACTTTACAGGCCATTGTAAAAGGAGAACTAGAAAATCCTATAGAAACACTGGCAGATTTGTTGCAAGAAGGCATTATTACCAAGGACAAGTTAATAGAACTTCCGATACCGCCTAAAATGCGGGGATTGGTATTGGAAAAGATAAAAGAGAGTACTTAAGGTGCTCTTTTTTTAGTATAATTAAATAGGTGAGAGAAAATGAGCGAAGCAGTAGAAATATATAAAAAAATATTAAATAAAGAATTAGATAGGTTCCCTAATGGCTACTGGAAGGATGGGAATTCTAAACTAAACGCGAAGGAAATAACTAAATATTTAATAGAAGATTTATTGAGATGGGATGGAAACAAAGTTAAACAAAATTTACAAGCCAAGATATTTAGAGATAATAAATTAAGTGGAATGTTGGAATATGTATTCGGTAGGAGTCCATATAAAGCCATAAACAATGCTTACCCGGAGGAATATAAACCATGGGAATTTAGAAATGCTTATAAAGGCATATGGGATAAGCAAGAAAATATAGAGGATGCTATAAGGTGGCTCCTTAAAAAAGTAAGGAAAGATAAATTTAACGAACTGACTAATTTGGATTTTTTAAATAATGGGCTTGGCGGTCTTCTTGATAAACTTATAAAAGAGAAAAAAATTGTAAACAAAAACAATGTAGAAGATGGAATATACTTCAATGAGAGAGTACTTAAAATTGCTTTTGATAAAAGTAGACATTCTTCCAATAGAAATATTATTAATCCTATTATAAAATTACCACCTAGTTGGCTAGAAAAATTAGAAATAACGGAAGAAAATAATGAAATAAAAGCAACATTAGAAGAAGGAAGAATAATATTGGAGCCAATTAAAAAGCCGGTGATTCAAAAGAGTTCAAAATTGCGAAATAAGCGAATAGGTAGCGTTAACTATAATAAATATGGAAGTAGGATGGTTGTAGTAGATTATAAGTGCCCATATGTAACTGTAAAATTTGATAATGGATATATAACTAAAACCATATGGGTTTCTTTTAAAGGTGGCACCGTTAAAAACCCATATGATAAAAGCGTATATGGTATGGGCTACTTGGGGGAAGGCAAATATAATACAGGAGATTCAAGAACATATGATTTTGCACATATAAGATATAGGGATTGGAAAAGAATGCTTAGATATTGTTTAAAAGACGTTAAACCTGATAAGAACATACCCATAAATAAAAATGAAGAGGTTTGCCTAGAGTGGCTTAATTTTCAGAATTTTGCTAAATGGTACGATGAAAATTATTACCCTATTGCAGGACAAACAATGCATATTAATAATAATATTATAAAACCAGGCAATAAGATTTATAGCCCAGATACTTGCTTATTTGTACCTCGGAATATAGACCGACTATTCTCAACAAATAAATATAATTTACCACAAGGAATTGGAAAACATAAAAATAAATATTCCATACAACATAAAACTTTTAAGGAAAGAAATATCACCAAGTTCGGTATAAACTCTTTGGAAGAGGCAATTGGAATTATAACAGAGATAAAGATAAACGAGCTTAAAGAGCTTGTTGATAAATATAAAAATGAAATCCCTGCGAATGTTTTAGAAATTCTAATAAACGTTAAAAGAATTATATAATTTTAGCTTATGAAGAGGTTATTAAGTGCTTATGAACTGCTTATTAAAATATTTACAAAGTAGGATATAATAATATTAGGGATTACAAGGTAGTAACAAAGTTTTAATCTTCCATTGCCTGTGGCTGTAGGGCATAATAATATACAGCCCCAAATGAGCTTGTATAGCCTCTTAACAATGCGCAACTATAAGACCAGGTTAGCTACCTGCCTAAGGAACAAAGGGAACAGCTACAATACATATCCCCTAAAGACACTTAGATTAAATTCTAGGTGTCTTTTTTATGTTTGAAAAGAGGTGAGAACAATTACAAATACAGAGATATTATATTCAGCATTAGGGAACCCAAAAGTTGAAAACTTGGAAAGTATAGACACTAATTGCCTAATATGCGGCAAGCATATAGCAGAAGGTGCAAAAGCCAAAAAAGTATTATCATCAAATTTCACAAATTGGGGAGATTGCAAGGATAGAATAAGCCAATATATTTGTAAAGAATGTGCAGGGGTAATAAAAGCTAGGGAAGTAAGGGTTAATTCATTTGTAGCAGATGCAAATAACTTATATCTATTAAAGAAAAATGATATAGAAGATTATTTGTTTAACCTTGGAAAGTATGTAACTGGTGAATTCGTAGTGGGTATAACCCAAAGTTTTAAAAAGCATAATTCATTCAGATGTAAGGTAAATTCAGACCCGAAGAGATATTTTATTAGAGAAGAAGACAGAGAATATGTTTTTGATGTAAATAAGCTGAAAAGAGTGTATGAATACTTAAATGATGCTTATCTACAGTTTAGCAAAGATGAGCTACAAACGGGCAATTATAAGATGATTTCAATTGAACAATTCGGACTTGAAAAGTTTGCAGCATATGAGGATTTATTTAGACAATATAGAGGTTCAGCACAATTTAATTTACTAATTTACATGATGAACTCTGAAAAAAGAAACGAATATGTAAAAGCTAAGCAGAAGGCACAGAAAGAAGAAAAAGCAAGGTTGAAAGCCCTTGAGAAAGAAAAGAAAAAAGCTGCTAAAACCAAACAAATAAGTTTATTCTAGGAGGTATTAAAATTGTACGAATTGAATAAAGAGAATATTCAAGATGCGGCAGTAGCTACATTGGCAGACATATGGTCTCAAATAGATTGGGACAAGGTAACTGGTACCAGGGCAATGGGAATATGGGATGAATTCACTTCAAAGGTGAAAGCTTCGGCTACTACAACAAATCAATATGATAAGTTTGTGGAAAAGCTATGCAGGAAGATGGATGTTAGATCACTCAGGCATAAAAATGTATCGGAAATTTCAGAACAGACAGATGAATTTAAAAATGCAGTTCTCAAGGCTTTTAGAGAGAAAACCCAAGTGATTATTTTAAAACTTAGATTAAATAATCAAGTACGTAAAGAACAGATGCAGGCAGAAAAAGCCAGAAAAGAAAGAGAAGAAGCTTTGAATAAAAAGCTTGAAAATGCTCAAGTAAGTTTTACAGAGAAGGGGGTAAAAGTACATGAGAACTAGTATAAAATTAACACTTTTAAGTCCACTTAGCCATTTCGGGGACCAGAGAATGGGCACCATGCAAGCGGCAAGGACACAAAAATATGAATATGAAGGTGAGTACATAGATATTCCTGTATATTCTGGAAACGCTTTTAGGGGTGAATTGAGAAGACTTATTATGCAGGATTATTTAGACCATATAGATATTACAGATGAGGGAGTATCAGCCAATCTTTATTATTTGTTGTTTACCGGTGGAGCTTTGACGAGTGGAAGCCGATATAATGAAATAGGCAAGAAAAGAGAAATGCGTAAGATGTGCCCACCTTTAAGCCTATTTGGTTCAGCTATAGGAGACCAGATACCAGAAGGCAAATTGAAGGTGGCTATTTTTATACCTGTATGTAAAGAAACGGCTAAGTATACTGACGTGAAAAGTGATATAAGCTTTTATGATATGCTCCAGGATACTTTTTATACCAGGAGAGATGATCTCAAATCCAAAGATTTCAACATCAATGAAATTGAGGATGAAAAGGGCAAAAAGAAAGAAAACCCTACGCAGATGAAATATGAAATGCAGTGTTTGAGCGCCGGTACTGAATTAGCTGGAGATATAGTTATAGAAAACGACAATGAAATTGAAAAAGCTTGCTTGAAGGCAGGACTTGAGAAGCTGAAAGAATATGGCTATATAGGCGGTAAAAGTTCAATAGGGCATGGGAAAATTAATCTTGATTATGATATAGATGTTGATATGAAAGTGTATTATGACTATCTGGAGGAAAATAAAGACGCCATAAGAGAATGGATTAGAAAAGTTGAGAGTATATTATAGGGAGGTGGTTGAATGGCAAAGAAGAAGTTAAAAATAAAGAGCAAGCCCATAAAGACTATAAAGGTAGGCAAGGGCAAGGGCGGTGAGCCTGCACGTGTCGGTGAGAGAAGTTAGTAAATATGGGAATAAGATGCCAGATGATGAATATGAGTATTTTCTACTATATTCCCATCTAAATAAATTTGTAAATAAACTTATGAGGACAGAAAAATTTATACAAAATATGTTAAAAAAGTACAACCCTTATGTCGCTTTTAGCGGTGGGAAAGACAGCTGGGTTGTACTTCATATTATCTTAAAATATAGACCAGATATACCAATTATGTTTGCCAATAGTGGCAATGAATATCCCGATACTTTGAATTTCATTAATTATGTAACAGATAAATACAATTTGAATTTGTATGAAATTGAAGTGTCTGAGAGTATGACAGATATATACAACAAGGTTGGCGCATATCAATTCAAAAGTACAGATGAAACATGGGCAAATCTGGAGCCCAAAAGAGTATTAATATATGAGCCCGCAGATGAGATGAAAAAGATGGGATATGATTCTGTAATAATGGGGTTGAGATCAGATGAAAGTAAAGGCAGAGCATATAATACCAAGAAAAATGGGGCAGAGTATTTTTGCAAGTATGACGATATAATCCATTTAAATCCTATGGCATATTGGAATATAGACGATATATGGGCTTATATAGTTCAATGCGGTATTCCATACAATAAAATATATGATAAGCCATGGAAAAACGGGAGAAAAGATATAAGAGTGGCTACTTATGCAGGGAGAACTTCAATCACAGAAGGTAGATGGTTATTTTTAAAACTTTTTTATCCCGAAATGTGGAATGAGTTTGTAAAAAAATTTCCAATGGCAGGAGGATTCGTATAGTGTTCATTAAGCAATTCAGCAAAAATGATTGTGTACCAATTCAGTTTATGAATGCCCTCAGATATCTGTATAAGGATGAATTGATACCATATCGAGCAATAGAGGCTATATATAGGAATAGTTTTGATATAGATGGGGGTACAAGTTTATTTGGGGTGGAGCATATAGCAAATTTATTAAATGTTTATTTAACCCCCCAAATAGACATAAGTATATGCGAAGTGAAAAAAAGATTTAAACAATTATTAATAAGGGCCCTAAATTATGGAGGGATTACATTACTGATAAGGCAATTCAAAACTTATCATGTGTTATTAGCTTATAAAGTATTAAATAATAAGGCAACTGTTTTTGATAGCGCCACTAAATTAAAAGAACAAACTTATGATATTGACAAGCTGCTAGAAAAAACTGCTCTTATGGTTTTGTTCACTAAGGAGAATATATGATACATTTTTTTATACCAACCTTTAAAAGAGATGATCTTTTAAAAAGAGCTGTAAAATCAATAAGAGACAATGTAGGAGATAATTTAATCAAGGACATCATCATAATAAACCAAAATAAGGCTTCATATGGTTTTAAAGATTCCAAAATAATCGAGATATATGAAAAACCAGCAGGGAAAGCAATATATAAACCTGGGGTGGAATTTATTAAAGACTATATAGAACCTCGTGATATTCTGATATTTTTAGATGACGATATAGCTATTAATGAAACATTTTCAAAAGGATTCAGCAAGCTAAAAGACAAACTATTGAAAACTGAAACAGGGTGTATACAACTTTCATTCTCCAGATGTAAAGTTAGGGATGATTTTTATCCCATACAGTATGGATATAAAGGCGGGGGTATATGCGTGGAAGCTAGCAAATATTTTGATTTTGGTGGCCATGGTGAAGACTATTATGATGATATAGAATTATTTATACGCTCTTATATTAGAGGCTATGGGAATTATAGATGCCGTTTTATAAATTCCCAACATGATTTAAACAAGAAGATATCGGGTGGAATTAGAGGATATTTCAATGACATTCTTCATATGAAAAGATGCGGTTATAAATATTCAAAGCTGAAAGAAAAATACAGACAATATATGTTACCAGCTAATAACTTTATGGGATTCAAATTAAAGAGGTGAAAATATGTTTGAAAATTTCAAAGTAACAGCTAATATGTCAAGCCCTACAGCTGTTGCAGATTTTATTATATTGGATAGTGTTATATCTGCAGCTATAGCAAAGAAAATTAATGGAGATGAATATTACTCTGGAGAAAATATTTATGGAACGAAAGAATGGGTTGATAAATATTTGGGGCAAGTGCTGGATAGAAAATACGGGGTATATTGTACTTCTATAGGAATAGGAGATAATAAAGAATACATATCATCTTGGTGTAAGAGATGGGACGATCAACATGATGATATAGTTAAATTCAAAGGTAAAGGCAGGCACAGAGTAGATATAGGTTCTGGCTTTTTTAAATCTTATCATATGCCGTTGGTTTTGAAAGCATATCCCGAAATTATATTTTATGTTCGGGGTGATTTAAACAAAATAAAAAGCCTACTTGAAAATTATATATTTTATCTAGGCAAGAAAAGTTCACAGGGATATGGGCAGGTTAGAAAGTGGGAATTTGAGATTATAGAAGAAGATTGGAGCATATGGAAAGACGGCAAGCCAATGCGACCAATACCTGGTTTGCAATGCCAAGAATATATAAAAAAGAGCAAAAATATAAACCTGCAAGAACATGCTATAATCCCACCGTATTGGAGACGAGATAATCGAGAATTATGCGTGATGCCAGATGTTTGATAGTGCTTCAGAATTTGCAAGGGAACTTGGAGTAGATAGAAGTACAGTTATAAATTATATAAAGCAAGGTAAAATACAAGCCCATAGATACAAAAACAAGAAATTATATAAGATACCCGAGAATGAAAAAAATAAAATAAAGTATCTTAAAAAACCATATCCCAAATGGCAAAAGTCATGGAGTGAAGCAGAAGAAAATATGATTAGATATTCTCCTCATCTTAATTCTAAAGAGCTTTCAGGTGTTATAAAAAGAACGGAAGGCAGTATAAGAGTGCATAAATGTATAATGCGGAAACGAGGTACGCTATGAGGATAAGAGTAGACTTTTATATAAATGAAGATTTTAAATTTAATAAAAACCTTAATGAGGCTATGACAGCATTTATATATAGATGCATAAGCCTGTCAGACAAAAGATATGGTGCCATGCTCCATGATGAAGGATATAGACAGTGCGGATATAAAAAGTTTGTATATCATACTTATTCATTATTTCAAAACGGTAACTGTATAAAAGATATATTAAATAGAGGAATAGCAACTTTAACCTTATCATCTACATTAGATAAAACAATAATACATTTTACTAGAGGGCTTATAAGGATAGGGCAGATACAGTTATTGAGCCATAGTTTTAATATAATGTCCATAAAGAATATAGACGAGCCTAAGTTTACAGATTCCATGATGGCAAAGATAAAAAGCCCGATATTTATGCAAGATGTAAACCATGGATATTTAAGACCTGGCAATATAGAAGAAAAGTTAGTGAACAATTTGCTTGAAAAGTATTATTCCATATATGAGAAATTCCCTAAAAATATGGAGTTAAAAATAAAGTTTATGAGCTATATAAGGCAAGATATTAAATATAAGCGGAATGTATATAAAGGATATATAGGCATAATAGCAATGCAAGGGAGCAGAGAATTAATTAAAATGGCATATCAAAGTGGCTTAGGGAGCAAGAACGGCATAGGATTTGGGTTAATAGAAAAAGTTTAGGGTGTTGATAATAATGAAACCAATATACATAAGTATTAAATGTAATAGATGTAGTAGAGAATTTGTATTGTTAGTAGAACAACAAGAGAGATTCAAGGGAGAGTTAAGATGCCCTTATTGTTCTAGTTCTAAATTACATACGGAGAAAGCAACGGATAATCTAAAAGAATGTATGAGCAATAGGGTATATAAAAGGGTTAAAGGAGCCTTGAGGGAGGTCAGATAGGTGAGTGAATCAGATGAAGATAAAATAACATGTACGGGGAAATGTTCAACATGTGGGAAAAATAGAGAGCAAAGGGCTGAATGTGAAGAGGATTTTATGGTCAAGCATTGTAGGAAGTGCCCAAATAGAGAAACAAAATTAATGTGTTCTTGTAGATGTATGGATAATATATGTGTCTATGCACTGGAATAGGAGGATATATGAGTAATTCAACTGTATACATAAATGGACAACCGAGAGGTAACAGTACATATGTTATAAGAAAAGATAGGTTAATTAAGGCTAAAGAAAGAATGGAGCAACGGGAGAATAAAGGCTCTGATGAAGAATATATTGAAAATTTAGTAAAAGAATTTAAAGACTATATATAACATTTAAATATGTATTAGGTAGGTGAGGTGACATGTAAGGATGGCAGATATAAAGCAGGCAGAAAAAGACTATATGGCAGGCATGAAATATAAAGATATAGCAAGTAAATATAATGTGTCTATAAATACAGTAAAGTCATGGAAAACCAGGTATGCATGGAACAGAAAAAACATGCATACAAAGAAAGAAAAAGTATGCACACAAAAAAAAGGTGCGCCATCTGAAAATAATAGTCCTGTTTTAGAAGAAATTAAGGAAGTTTTAAATAATAATAAACTCACTGATAAACAGAGGTTATTTTGTATTTACTATCCTAAATGTTTCAATGCAACCAAGGCAGCCATAAAAGCAGGATATTCAAAGGACACAGCTTATTCTATAGGATGGGAACTATTGAAAAAACCTGAAATAAAAGCTGAAATACAGAGACTTAAGCAGAATAAACTCAATCGGGCAATGTTAAGCCCTGATGATATATTCCAAAAGTATTTAGATATAGCATTTAGTGATATGACTGATTATGCCGAGTTCGGCAAAAAGAGAATAAAGATTGGTGAGAAAGAAGATGGCACGCCTGAAATGATAGAAATAAATTATGTAGACTTTAAGGACAGCAAAGAAGTAGATGGAACTCTCATTCAGGAAGTGTCAAAGGGTAAGGATGGAGTAAAAATAAAACTGCAAGATAAAATGAAAGCCATGGACTGGTTAAGCAACCATATTGATCTACTGACTACAGAACAGAAACATAAATTAGAAATAGAACAGGCTAAAATAAAGCAAGAGGACACTGGGCAAGAGGATAATATTCTTAAAGATATGCTAGAAGGGCTAAAAGATGAATAATTTATATTTATAAGCTTGCAAAATAGTAAGCCTTTTTATTGTTTTGTACAAAAATACCCGAGGATATACTTTGCTAATAAGAATAATATGAATAAAAATAAAATTAAAAATTCAAGGAGGGCAATATGAATATACCTAATAAAGTTAAGATAGGATTCAAAGATTATGTAGTAAATAGGGTAGACGGCCCGGTTATATCTGACAGATTAGTATGCTATGGAGACATTACTTATGACACTGGAGTAATAAGGTTACAAAATGTAGATTTGAGTGAAGATATGGAACAATGTGCCTTTATTCACGAATGTGTGCATGGTATTGATGACGTGGCTGAAACCAACCTAACTGAAGAACAAGTAGAGAAATTTAGCAAAGGTTTATATGCCCTCATAAAAGATAATCCAGAGATATTTAAAAAATAATATCAAAGATCCAGTTTCGTGAAATTGAGGTTTAGCGAAGTTAACTAAATTGGTATACTTTTAAAGGAGGGAGCAGAAATGCCTAAATATAAATTCTCTCCTAAACAGAAAGATGTAATATTCAAGACTATAAATAATAAAATAGGGTTCATAAATATTTCAGAGGGTAGTGTAAGAAGCGGGAAAACCTTCTGCTTTAATTTAGCATGGATTCTATATGTGTTACAGTCTCAACATAATAAATTTCTAATGTCCGGTGAGAGTACTGATTCCCTATACAGAAATGTAATAGGAGACATGATTTATATACTAGGAAGAAATAGAGCTACATATCAAGACAGTGCTAAGGGTGGAGCACAATTAATTATACGGTTTGATGGTAAAACTAAGATATGTTATTGCCGTGGAGCCAACAAAGCCAATGATGAAGGCAAAATAAGAGGGCTTACGATTGGTGGATGGTATGCTGATGAAATTACATTGCACCATGAGACATTTACTAAACAGGCTTTATCGCGTATGAGTTTATCCGGAGCCAAGGCGTTTTGGACAACTAACCCAGATACACCAACGCACTATATAAAAACAGATTATATAGATAAATCTAAAAAGAATGGATATTGTCACTGGCATTTTACCCTGGATGATAATTTATCTTTGCCTGAGGAATATAAAGAGAATATAAAGAACGCTTATACAGGAGTATTCTATGATAGGTTTATTCGTGGGTTATGGATACCTGCAGATGGATTAATTTATGATTGCTTTAATGATTCTCTTAAGGTTCAAACAGTACAACGGGATTATGAAAAATATTATGTAAGCTGCGATTATGGTACACAGAACGCAACCGTTTTTTTATTGTGGGGATTATACCATGGAGTATGGTACCTGATAGATGAATATTACTATTCCGGGCGTGATGAAAATGTCCAGAAAGATGATGAACAGTATTACAAAGATATGGTTAAATTCATAGATGGCAGGCCAATACAGGCTATTATAATTGACCCTAGTGCTGCCTCTTATATTGCATACATACGGAATAAAGGGCAGTACAGAGCATTGAAAGCTAACAACGACGTACTCAAAGGTATACGTCAGACAGCTAGTTGTTTGCATAGAGGTGTTTACAGATTTAATGATTGTTGTAAACATACATTCCTAGAGTTTGCCAGTTACAGATGGGACACCAAGGCTACAGAACGTGGAGAAGATAAGCCATTAAAAGAAAATGACCATTGTATGGATGCCGTTAAATATTTCACAAATACTGTGGTTATGCGGAATAGAAGACCTTATGATGATTCTGTATATAGCAAAGGTAAGTCTAATAATGTTACAGATGAAATTAATACATTACTTAAATATGGAAATGTATTCTAGGAGGTGGTAATTTGAATGGTGTTGATGTAAGAGAAACACTTTTAAAATTAGATACAGAAGAAAAAAGGGAACGTATAAAAGTAATGCGTGACTATTTCTTTTATAGGGGTAAAAGCATAAGTTTAGAGCTTGCAAAACATAATCCTATATTCTACGGGCAGAACTGGCCCGTGAATGAAAAACTGGATTATAAACCCACACAGGATATAAGAAATAAAACCAAACATTTATTAAAGAAGCAGGCTAGATTTATGTTTAGTGTTCCACCTACTTTAAATATAAAGCCAGATGATTTGGAAAATAAAGATAAAACAGAAGAATTAAGGAAATTTATAGAAGATATTCTGGAAACCAATAAATTTTGGAAGATAACCAAGCAGGCTTTCTTAATGGCTACAATAGAAAAAAGAGTCCTTCTTAGGGTTGAAGCTAATCCAGGAGAACCTTTAAAAATAAAATATGAAACTATAGACAATATAAGCTATAAGGAAACAGACGGAAAGCTTTTAGAGGTTAAGATATTTGAGCCTTCTCCTGTTAATGCTTTATATAAAGATGGGGACGACAAAAGAGTTTATTATTTAAATATATACGGTTACAAAACAGATGATGAAGGTAATTTACTACCAGATGTCTATTACACTAGAGAAACATACACAAACAATGAGTTTGATACACCTATATCTAGTGTGGAAGTTGATACTGGTTTCACAGATATACCATGCTGGCTGATTGTAAATGGTGGAGAATTGAATGACGGATATGGAGAAAGCGATCTTGAAGACTTAATGGAGCCACAGAAATTATACAATAAAAAGAACTCTGATTTTGCAGATGCCTTGAGATTTCAATTGTTCGGTGCAATAGCGGTAATAGATGGTAATAGAGATGATGTAGCAAGGATGGAAATACGTCCCAATGCTTTACATGCTATAAGAACCAGTGATGAAGCGGCAGAACAATCCAAACAAGCGTCTGTTACTAGAGAAGAATATAGTATGGGTAACGCTGCAGCTATAGAAGCATATTTAACGAGATTAGATAATGATATGAGAGATATATTAGATATGCCAGATTTAAAGGATTTAACCAATATTCCTTCTGCTAAGGCAATGAGATATATGTATAACGACCTGATAGCCAGATGTGAAGAAAAATGGGCGGACTGGGAGCCTATATTTAAGAGTATGATAGATTTTATTTTAAAGGTTGTACCTGCGACAAAAGCATACCCAACATTTCAGGCAGATTGGCTGGCTATGGCTTATACACTATATTTTGAGCATAACTACCCTATCCCAGACGATACAGACACCAAGAGAGATACTGCAATGTCAGAGGTTACAACTAATGTTAGAAGCATAAATTCATACTTAAAAGAATATAGCAATGAAGAAGATGTGGAGGCAGAATACAATAAGATATTGGAAGAAAAGGCTCAATTGGCAGCGGTTGAAAATGGTAGTGCTCAGCTTGATGAAAATGCTGTAAATAATTCAGGAGATGACAACAATTCAAGCAATGAAGATGATATAGATGAATAAATATCAAAGACTATTTAATCAGGCTATAGAGAAAAATAAGAGAGCATTAACTGCAGAACAAGTATTGAAGATCCAAAAACTATATTTAAATACGGCAAAACAGCTAAAGAAGCAGCTTAGAAATAAAAAGACCAATAAAATAACACGCAATTGGATTAATTCTTATTTGAAAAGCATTAAAACGTATCTTGATGATTTGAATAAACAGTTGAATCAACTTAGTCTAAAGTCTCTTGAGGATTCTGCTAAGGAAATAGCCAGAATAAAAAAAGAGGTGCTTAAATTTGAAATAAAAGATGTGCCGGATAAATACTTATCTGCATGTGCTGGGGTGCCTAAAAGTGCTGTAGAAGCCTTAATAAAAGGAACCCTATACAAAGATGGCAAAGGATTGAGCGAAAGGATATGGGATTTAACTAAAAAGTATGAGAAAGATATCCAAACTGTATTAATTGAAGGTATGAGTCAGGGCAAGACATATACCGAACTTATGGATGATTTAAATAGATATATTGACCCTAAAGCTAAAAAAGATTGGAAATGGTCTAAGGTATATCCAGGAACCAGCAAAACAGTTGATTATAACGCGCAGAGGTTAGTACGTACAAGTATTAATCATGCTTTTTTTATTGGCAATATCAGGAGTACACAAGATGATCCTTTTGCCACAGCCATACACTGGCAATTATCTAGTTCACATTATGAGCGTCAGATTGTACCTTTTGGGCCAGATGAATGTGACGATTTCGCTACTCAAGATGATTATAAATTGGGTACAGGAAATTACCCGGATGATAAAGTACCAACACCACACCCTAACTGTTTATGTACTCAATATCCGGTTTACGATAAGTCTCTAACTGATATAGGCAAAGAAATAAACAGATGGATAAAAGGAGAAAAGAATCAAAAATTAGATGACTGGTGGGAGAATTTTGTTCCATCAGATTATTATACTGTTTAGGAGGGAATATGAAAGATTATTTAATTACATTTACAAATACTAAATACTTTAAGGGCAGAGCAGATGAAGAAACAATATCAAAGATTATAGCCGCATACAAGGAGCTAAAAGGTCCCGGACATAGGTACAAAATATATGAATTTAAAGATGAAGCTGGAATTATTCTTTTGAACTTGTATGATATACAGTCAATCTTTGTTACAGGAGGTACTGAGAATGCTAATTAAACATGCTGTATGTGATAAATGCTATGAACATTTTAGTGTGAAGAAGCTTGAATCTGCTGTTATGGAAGATGATATATCTGTAGAAAAGAATTATTTTGTATGCCCTAGCTGTGGAAAAGAATATGTGGTTAATTATGCAGATACAGAGTTCAGACAGAATATAAATAGAATCATAGCTATAGGGGATAAGATAGCTCAGTTAAGGGCTGTAATAAAGGGAAAGAAGAAGGTATCTGGACAAGAATATGTAAAAAGATACAACGAGTTCAACTCTCTTTTAACAGAGCAGCGGAAACTAATAGACAATAATAAAGCTATAAGCCAAAAATATAAAGAAAAATATAAGGAGGAATTACAATGCCAAAACTAAATGAAATATTAGGAGATGCTTATAAATCCATACCAGAGGATATACAGAAGAAATATAAAGATGTTGACCTGGTAGATAGTTCTGAATATGTTTCTAATGATACATATAATCAGACTAAAAAGGAGCGTGATGATTATAAAAAGACTGTAGGTGACAGGGACAAACAGATTAAAGACCTAGAACCTTTAGCAAAGGACAACGAAGATCTAAAAACCAAGCTTACTGATCTGCAGACTAAGAATAAAGAAGATTTAGACAAGCAGGAGGCAGAATATAAGAAACAAGTATTCAATATTGCTCTTGAATCTAAATTAGCTACCGTAGGGGCTAAGAATCCTAGGGTTCTAAAAGGGTTATTAGATTTAGACAAACTGACCCTTGATGACAATGGTAATTTTATCGGGCTTAAGGAGCAAGTTGATGCAATTAAAAAGTCTGACGACTATCTGTTTGAAAAAGAAATAAAGGGCAGCGGCCATTTTGGCGGAGCACCCAGCGGCGGAGCACCAGCAGGGGAAGAAAATCCCCAAGATGGTGCTCTTTCTTTAGGTGAAAAACTTGCCAAGAGAAAAGCTGAAAGTCTAAAAGCACCAGAACAGCTTGAAAAATTTATTAGGAGGTAATTTATATGAGACAAAGTACTAAAACAATAACAGCAGGGCAGAAACAAATATTGGCTTATAATGGCTTGTATTTGAATGTAAACCTAAAGGTAAATAAGACTAACGTAACACTTGATGAGAATGGCATACTTCTAGCTGGCACCATAATTGACAAGGAGGGCAAATCTGTAAATACATCGGCATTAGGCTCAACAGCTTTTGGAATTGTATATGAAGATGTAGATTTTAATAACTCTATGGGTACAGAGGTTATTCCTGTTACTATATTTGGATTCATTAAAACTTCTGCATTGCCAGCGGCACCAGTGGCCGAGGCTGTTACTTCATTGAAAATGATTCAGTTTATGGATTACACACCATCTACTACTACAACCACCACAGTCTAAAAATTTAAGGAGGAATAATATATGACATTAGAAGAATATATAAATGCACAGCAAATTGCACTATACATTCAGAATTTACCGCCAGAAACCACGATAGATAAAGCTTTATTTCCACCTATAAAACAATTTGGGACTGAGATAGAGCTTGCAAAAGGTTCTAAGCAGAAGCCGGTTGTTTTAAGAATGAGCACTTTTGATGTAGCTGTAAAACCCAGAGCTTTAAATGCAACTATAGATATTAAAAAGAAAGAATTACCTTTCTTTAAAGAGTCTGTAATGATTAAAGAGAAGGATAGAGTAATGCTTATGTTGGCTATGCAATCAAATAACCAGAATCTTGTTGAAAATCTTACAGCACAAATTTATGGCAATTACCAGGCTCTAGTTGATGGTGCAGAAGCACAAATGAGAAGGGCAAGGGCACAGGCTATACAGCATGGCGAAATCAATATAGTTACAGATGATGGCGACATTGTTGCAGATTATGAAGTACCAGAAGACCACAAAGAGGTTTTGACTAGCACGGCTACATGGAACAATGCTGATGCTGATATAGTAGGAGACATAATAAGATGGCAGAATACCCTTGTAAATGACGGATATAGTAAGCCCACTACGATATTACTTACAGAGACTACATTCGGTTATATAAGGAACAATAACGCAATTAGAAATGAATTAATGGCTAGAAATTTAGGGGCTGTGATAGTTACAGATAATGATATTGTGAGTTATCTATCCACTAAACTTGGAATTGGTGTGGGTATTTTAAATGGTACTTATATATCTGAGGATGGCAGCAGCCAGAATTACTATGATGATGATTATATTACTTTAATACCTAGTGGGACTATTGGAACTACTGTATATGGAACTACACCAGAAGAAGCAGATAAGACCTTTGGCAGTGGTAAACACGACACAGCTATAGTGAATACAGGTGTTGCAATAACTACTATGGCAAAAGAAGACCCTGTTACTATAGAGACTAAAGTATCTCAGCTGGCATTACCTAGCTTCACACGTGTAGATGAATGTTTCTTTGCCCAGGTTAAATAGGAGGTTAGAATATGGCAAATATCAAAGTAAAGGCATTGGTGAACCTTAAATATGGTTCTACCATTGCTAAAATAGGGAATATTTTCGAGGTTAAAGAAGAAGACGCTAAGACTTTAGCTAAAAGAAAATTAGTAGAGGAATTACCACAACAAACTACTACAGCTACGGCGGAGACACCTAAGCAGACTACTACCACTACAGAAGCGCCTAAGCAAACCACCGTAAAGGCTAAGAAATAATGGATGATTTGGATAAATTAAAATTACTGATTTTTGAGAGTAAATATCCCTATTTCTCAGACGAGGAATTGCAGAATTTTTTAGTTATCTATAACAATGATGTATATTATACAGCGGCTCAGTTATGCCTTATGAAGATGGACATGGAGAAATCTATTAAGGTAGGCCCTATTACAATAGAAAATCCAGACCCTTCATATTGGCAGAGCTTAGCTGATAAATATTCCAGTAAATCTGAACAGGAAAGCGGAGGAAATAGCTCTGGGTATTATCCAACATATATGAATAGGGCTGATGAAATATGATTAGTAAGGAACGTATGCGAAATGTGGTTAAAAAGGCTATACAGCAGTTGCCAACTACCGTAAAGATAAAACGTAAGCAGGTAGACCAATATAACCAGGAAACAGGAGAATATGACGATATAGCAACACTTACAGGGGTATTGTATAAGAATGATACCTCTAGTAGTCTATTCTTCAATATGGGCACAAATAACTTTACCCAGGAGCCTAACTCTGTTTATTTTTTGTGTGATTGGAGTGAAGATTCAATAAAAGTTAAACCCCTTGATATTTTAGAGACACAAGATCAGGAGGTACAGCAGACTTTTGAAGTACAAGACCCCGGGGCAAACATGGAAATTTATTTTAATATGCAATTAAAAGAGGTGTAATTATGGCGGATGGTTTTAAAATAGATATAAATGACGTCTTAAAAAAGACTCTCTATAACCAAAAGAAAGTGCATGACGGCTGTGTAAGATATGCACAGACATCAGGGAAAATGATGGTTGCAGATGCTAAGCAAAACGCAAAATGGAGAGATAGAACAGGTTTATCCAGAGATACAATGGATGCGGGAATTGTTGACAAAAATAATGTAATTGAAATTAACCTACGAGGGCATACACCACAATTTAAGTATCTAGAATATGCTATGGAAAAGAAATATGCAATATTAAATCCTACCAGAGATAAATTTGCAACGGAGGTTATAAAGGGGTGGGCTGAGGTGTTAAAAAGTTTATGATGCAAAAATTATTTGATTATTTAGCAGATTTAGGATATGAAGTATATTTTCCTAACCAGAAGACAGGAGAATGTACTTCTTTTTATATTGTCCTAAAAGAACAATTGACAACCTCTAGCATCTACTCATTCAAGCTGGGACACACGAATATAGATGTTATTTTGTATGCACCACGCACACAAACACTTGCATTGTTAGATAAGAAAAAAGAAATAAAAGAACATTTGAAAAGCTATGAGGGATTATTTTATGGCGGCTATGAATCTCCAACAATAGAGGATGATAGCGTCAAGGGAATAACTTGTAGCGTTACTTATAGAGCACAGAAAGTTTTAATTTAAGAAGGAGGAATTTTTATGGCAAAAGTAGAGGGTGCGCCTCTTATTAATATAGTTAGAAATGAAATTATAACAGATGAAACAACTCCCAAAACTCTTACATTTGATTCGGCGTCTGAAGCGTCTTATTCTCCCACATTATCTGAGGGAGATGAACAAGTATTAAGAAGCAAAAACAAATTATATGCTATTAACCGTACAGAAGATATTCAATATGGTTCAGATATAGAATTAACAGATGCTAAGTTTATTCCAGAAGTCTTAGCTGTTGTAGATGGTGGCGAATTGGTAATGGATACTGAAGACCCCACAAAAGTTGTAGGATATAATGCACCGGTTACGGGGCAGGCAGTAAACCGTACTAAGTTTACTTACAATATATACACAGAAGAAAAGGATATAGACGGTAATACTCTTGCGTATTATAAATTCAGTTTTCCTAATTCTAAAGGTTCACCGGCAGAGTTTGATTTCAAAGATGGAGATTGGTTGGCACCTAAATATACAATCCATAGTAGAGCGGCGAGTGGACAACCACCTTATACGGTTGAAGTATTGGATGAATTGCCTGCCGAAACTACAACTACTACAACGGCACCAACCACTACTACGACTACTACAGCAGGTTAATCATGATATTCATAATGGCACAGCCTGCCATACAAAGGTTTAAATGGGAATTAGATGTATGCCTTAATAACTTGAAATCACATGGGGTAGAGGACATTATATTGTTATTTACACAGTACGATAACTCTATCCCTAAATATTTTGAAAAGAAATATGGTGCTAAATGTTTTGTATATCGAGATAATAATACAAGCAAACAATATATACCCAGTGTAAAACCATATCTATGGTGGCAGTTCTTAAAAAACAATCCTGAATATGAAAAAGAAAATTATTTCTATATGGATGCAGATGTTATTTTCAGAGAATTACCCGATTTTAGCAAAATACCAAATGATGTTAATCTTTGGGTTGCTAGTGATTGTGATGGGTATTTAGGTACCAGGTATATAGATAGTAAAGGCAAACATTTATTAGAAGAAATGTGCAAAGTTATAGGAGTAGAAGAAAGCAAGATTAGAAGTTTAGATAAAGCTGTAGGTGCACAATGGATAATGCATAAACCTTCTTGTGAATATTGGGAGAAGGTTTATTTTGATTGTATTAAATTATATAAATGGTTTTGTACTAATGAACTACGATATATAAGAGAGAATAGGCAAGTGAATAATTATACACCTATTCAGAAATGGACAGCGGAAATGTGGGCACAACTATGGAACTGTCTATTATTTGGTATAATACCAACAATATCAAGCGAGTTAGATTTTTGCTGGGCAACAGATGATATTAAAAGATGGAATGAAACTAAAATATATCATAATGCAGGAGTTACCCCAGATATGCACGATCGTTTGTTCTTTAAAGGACAATACGTGAATAAAGCACCATTTAAAGATAATTTAAATTTTGTAGACAAAAGTAAATGCAGTTATAAATATGTAGAGCAAATTCTAAAAACAAGTAAAAGTGAGCCTTGTATTTGAGATATAAGGCTTTTATTTTTATTTATTAATGCAATTATATGCCTAAAAGTAAAACAGCTGTATATGAGCTGTATATTTGATTAAGGAGGATAAAGAATGTCAGAAGAATTAAGAATAACCAGTTTGGATGAAATAAAAAAAGCCGCAAGTGGGCAATTAGTTAAATTAGCGGGCTGGGGTGAAGAACCTTGGGTAGCAAAAATTAAAAGGGTATCTTTGTTAGATCTAATAAAAGAAGGAGTTATACCTAATTCATTATTGGCAGCGGCACAGGAAATTTTTATGGGAAAGCAATCTGGTAAAAGTGTCAATATTGGAGAAATAAGCAAAGTTATGGAAGCTGTGGCGAAGTCTATGTTAGTAGAACCAACATGGGAACAATTAGAAGACAGAGACATTAAGCTAACAGACGAACAAGTCACGGAGCTATTCCAGTATGCTCAGGGAGGTTTAAAAGGGTTAGAACGGTTTCGTAAAGACCAAGAACGTCTTGCGAATAATCAGTCAGTCAGAGCATTACAACAAATTGCCCAGCGAAATAGCAAGGATACAAAATGATTATGAAGCCTTTTGTTTTGATGAAGCAGTAAGTTACATACAATCTATGATGTATTACGACTATGGCAAAGATGGAAAAGGCGAAGGTAAATTAAAATGGCATAAAACACCGCATTGGATAGATGAAGATAAGCCAAGGAATAATTCGGAGCTATTTAAAAAGATGCAAAAGCAGGAACAGAAATATGAGAAGAAGGGGTGATTAAATGGCTATAGATGGAGGTACTATATTGGCAACATTGGCCCTAACAACCAGCCCCTTTAATGCGTCTTTAGCTAGTGCAGGTAAAAGTTTAAGGACATTCGCCGATTCTGCTCAAACTGTAAATACCAGAATAGGAGCTTTAGGAAACGCTGCAAATGCTATTGGAAGCTCTCTGAGTAAGTATGTAACATTGCCTATTTTGGGTATAGGTGCAGCAGCTTTGAAGATGTCAACACAGTTTGATGCCCAAATGTCTAGGGTTCAATCTGTGGCGGGTGCATCTGCATCTCAGATGAAAGCCTTGCATGACCAGGCATTGGAACTTGGAGCGTCAACAGCATTTTCAGCGAGTGAAGCGGCAGAAGGTATGGAAAACCTTGCGTCTGCTGGTTTTACAGTTAATGAAATTACAAAGGCTATGCCTGGTATGTTAGATTTGGCAGCGGCCAGTGGAGAAGATTTGGCTAATAGCGCTGATATAGCGGCAAGTACATTGAGAGGATTTGGACTAGCTGCAGATCAAGCTGGACATGTGGCTGATGTACTAGCTAAAAATGCAAATGCTACAAATGCAGCTGTAGCAGATACAGGCGAAGCTATGAAATATGTTGCCCCAGTAGCTCATTCCATGGGATTAAGTCTTGAAGAGGTTACGGCAGCCATAGGAGAAATGGCAGATCAAGGGATTAAAGGTTCGCAGGCAGGCACTACAATACGTAGTGCTTTAATTAGTTTAGCTAAACCTTCAAAGCAGGCGGCTGAATTAATGCAAAGTATCGGATTTAGTGCTTTTGATGCACAAGGCAAAATGTTACCTTTGAATCAAATTGTTGCAAACTTGCAAAAATCTATGGCAGGTATGACGCAAGAACAAAAAGCTAATACTCTAGCAACGATATTTGGTACTGAAGCCATGTCTGGTATGCAAATACTTGTAAATGATGGTAGTACTAGCCTACAAAAATTGACTAAAGAATTACAGAATTCAACAGGAGCAGCAGCAGATGCAGCAAAAATAAATCAAGATAATTTAAAAGGTTCTCTCGATGGATTAAGTGGTGCTTTTGAAACCCTAGGAATAAAGATAGGTGAGACAGCTACGCCACAATTACGTGGTTTAGTAGATTGGTTTGCTAAAGTAGTAACAGCTTTTGGGAATTCAAGTGATGGTACTAGAACATTCATAGTAGAAACAGGATTAGCGGTAGCGGCTATAGGCCCGTTACTATTGGTTTTGTCCCAATTAATATTGTCACTGCAGAGGTTGAATGAGGCTTATCAATTTCTAATGAGATTTCAAGCTATGCAAAGCATTATGAATGGCGTTCGTGGGGCTATGGCTGGACTACTAAGCCCTATAAGCTTAACTATTGGTGCTCTAGCTTTGTTAGGTATCGGCATATATGAAGCAATAACACATTGGTCACAATTACAGACTTTCTTAAACAATTTCATAAGCACTGTTCCAGAAAGATTAAATTCAATAGTATCTAGCGTAGTAACTGTAGGAGGGCAGATATTCCAATATTTATCTGAACATGCAGGGCAATTTTTAACAGTGGCCAAGCAAATAGTCTTTAATATTGCCAATGGAATTATTACGAATTTACCGCAAATGATAGCAGCAGCCAGCAATATTATAAATACTCTTATGACGTCATTTTTAAATAGTTTACCAACTTTAATGCTGATGGGGCAACAATTGTTACAAAATATACTAAATGGTATAAACACATATTTACCTAATATTCTTACTACGGGATTAAATATAATTACGGGATTGATAAACTCTATTGCAGTAAACTTGCCTTACATTATAAATATAGGGAGCCAAGTTATAATTACTTTACTCACAGCAATTATACAAGCTTTGCCTGTATTGATTAGTGGTGCGGCAAATATAATTTCTGCTTTGATTATTGGTATTATCAATGTTTTACCAATGCTCATAAATGTAGGCTTGCAGCTTGTATTGGCACTGGCTAACGCAATATTGCAGAACTTACCGCAGATTATAACCGCGGGCATGAATTTAATAGTGGCCTTAATAAATGGCATATTGCAAAATTTACCGCAGATTATTGCCACGATAGTTGAAGTGATTGTACTACTGGCACAAGCTATAATTCAAAATCTTCCTTTGATTTTATCGGCCGGTATAAGAATTATAGGAGCCATTATTATTGGATTAGGGCAGGCTTTGCCACAATTATTAAGTTATGGTGGGCAAGCAATGCATCAATTATGGAATATATTAAAGAACGTAGATTGGGCTGCTGTAGGTAAGGCTGTAATAAACGGAATTATAGCAGGCATCAAAGCTATAGCGAAAAATTTATGGGATACTGCTAAATGGTTAGGAGAACAATTATTGACCAAACTAAGAGAAACATTTGGCATAGGTTCTCCGTCAAAAGAGATGTACAGCATTGGTAAATATTTAATTCAAGGTCTGGCAAATGCTATGACTGATGGTAAAGATCATATAATGTCTGTAGTAAATAAAGTATTTGGTGGAGCTTTAAGTTACGCAAAGGGTATGTTTAGTAGTGCGCAAGTAGGAGCTTGGCTCTCTATGGCATTAATGGAATCGGGGACACCTCTTTCATGGTTGCCGGCTATGCAACAGCTTGTCAAGAAAGAATCTGGTGGCAATCCAGGGGCTTATAATAGTACAAGTGTAGGAGGTCAACATGCTACTGGCCTCATGCAGATGTTACCTAGTACATTCAGGGCGTATATGGCATCAGGACATGGAAATATAACTAATCCTTTAGATAACATTTTAAGTGCTATAAACTATATAAAAGCCAGATATGGAAGCCCTTACAATATTCCACATCTATTTGGCGGTAATTATGTAGGGTATGCAACGGGTATAAAATCAGCCGTAAAAGGCATGCATGCAGTCGCAGAAAAAGGATTGGAAGTTATCGGAGGAAAGGCTTTAAGATATTTTAGCGGCGGCCAAACAGTACTAAACAATAGAGACAGCATGAATCTTTTAACTACAGTGGCTAATATAACAGATGCTTTGAATAATGCCAAAGGATTAGACACAATAACACAGGCGCAATTGGCAACTCCAAATGGTACACCAGTTTCCATAGAACTTAATTTAAATGGCAACTATGCATTCACAGATAAAGCGGCTATAGATGAATTATCAACTCAGGTAAGCAGGACTATAGGTGGAAGAATGAGGGGGCGGTTCTAGTGACTACAGTGGATATAAACGGTAAAGAATCTTATGAATATTTTAATGCAACATTGGTTGATAAGAGTATAGGTACAAATAAGATAAATACTGAAATACAATGGAATCATTTAGCCCCCGAGCCTATAATAACCGACACAACTATGGGCGATAAGAAAATAACCATGAAGTTTTTGGTTGAGGGAAGTAACGAACTTGTAGCACGGAGAAATATAGGAAATTTGATATCAGAACTTAACAACGGTATAATTATATTTTCCGATTCACCACTAAAATACAAAATAAGGTTATCTGGAGACCCATCTATTACATGGTTCGGCGATACGGATACTGGGGTAGATTCTTACAGATACGTTGTTGAAATAGAATTAGCGGCAGGATTGGCATACGGAGACAGAGAACAAATAACTCAAACGATTACTATAAATAGTGGCGGAGATTTAACTGCGTCAATCCCTTTTAATATAAAAGGGAATTATATTACTCCATTGGTCGTATCCGCTCAAATTTTGGGGGGCGCCACAACAAGCCATTTAATTTATTTTGGACTAAATACAGACCCGACTTTTGAAATCCTGAATGCATACGTCAAGGACAAATTTGCCTTTTTGGATATGTACAACCTAGATGCTTTTACGGTTGACAGCGAACAATTTAAAATTAAACTTAATAACAGTATTTATTTGCCTGCTTTCAGAGGAGATTTCCCATTTATAAAACCAGGGGATAATGACTTGAATATTAAATTAGCTGCTTTGATGTCAGATGAAAGTTCTATAGACGTTAAGATAACAATAAACTATTTACCTAGATATATTTAAGGAGGAATAATATGTTGAATGAGCAAATAATTATAAGTGGTAATATTGCGGTAATAATACCCGCCACAGATACCACACCAGAGCAGAATAAAATTGTTGGTAATATGAGCAGCAACATAAATAGCGGTAACGGAACAGTAAGCATGACTATAAATCTGCAAGATAAAGATACTGCTCAAGCTAATTTGCCGCAGGTACAGCAGCAAGTACAAGAATTTATGGATGCTTTTAAAACTAAAACAAAACCAATTATTGATTTGTTTGGAGATGAAACTACTACCACCACTACAGAAGCACCTACAACGACTACCATAACTACTCAGGGGGCGTAAGAATGAATAAAAAGAAAATAAAAATAAGTAACCAGGAGATTTTGAAGAAGGTTGATGCTTTCAATTCTATTGTTAAGAAACAGCTTCCTGTATGTGCCAGCTATGCAATATCTAAAAATATAGAAGCTTTCAACAGGGAAATAGAGTTCTATAACAAGGAACGTAAGAAGCTAGTAGATAAATATTCAAAGAAAGATGACAAAGGCAAAACGGTAAAAAGTAAAAAAGGTGAAATTACTCTGGAAAAACCAGAAGAATTTCAAAAAGAGCATGAGGAATTATTGAACATAGAAACTGAAATAGAAGTATGTACATGTACGATTGCTAATTTAGGTGATAAGGAACCATTTTCACCAGCAGAAATTACAGCTATAAACTTTATGTTAGAAGATTATTAAGAGCTTAGAAATAAGCTCTTTTTTTATTGCAAAAGGGTGAGTTAATTATGCTAATGCTATATAACGATTCAGGTTCACCTATAGGTGTATTACCCAATGCCAAAGAGATAAAACGGACTCAAAGTACTTCCGGTACAGATACACTAGAATTTCAATACCCTATATACAGTTATTTTGGAACTAATGAAGAAATACTTGACGATATGTCTTCACAGATACATTGCCAATATTTTATTGAGACCGAAGATCAAAAATATGTGATTAAAAAAGTAAACCCACAAAATGGTATATTATATGTAACAGCAACAGTGTATTTGGATGAATTGACTAATACTACCAACCTTGCCTTTTCCAGACCTGATGAATATTTGGGTGTACTGGTTACTAACGCTTTAAATGGTACAGGCTGGGGGCATTATAGCAGTATAAATACAGAAAAAAGAAGTCTGGCTATGAAGACTTCTACAGCTTTAGACATAGTTAAAAAGGTTGCAGAATTATTTATGACTGACTTAAGATTTGACGCAAAAAATAAAATAGTTTATTTAAATAGAGACGTCTCTGAAAATAAGGGCGTTTTTTTTGACGATAAAATTAACCTAATATCTTTAAATTTAACAGAAGATACAGAGGATTTAGTAACACGCCTTATACCTATTGGAAAAGATAATCTGGATATAACAGAGGTAAATGACGGTCTATCTTATGTGGAAAACCATCAATATACGGCGCAAGATATAACAGCCTATTGGAGTTCCGACCAATACACGAATGCTGAGGATCTAAAAGAAGATGCAATACGTAAACTGAGCATATTAAGCCAACCTAAAATCACTTTTGATGTAAATGTATTGGATTTAGCTAGAATTGCAGAAGTAAATAGATGGGCAGATAAATATGATGAGCTTGAATATGGCTTGGGTGATACTATTACCATTATGGATAGAAGAAACCAGATACGCAGGACTGCAAGAATAGTACAGATGGTTACTTATCCAGAGAATCCTAACAAAAATACTTTACAGCTTGACAGTGAATATACCCTTATGGAAGATTATTTTGATAGAATTACCAAGGTAGATGAACAGCTTTCTGATATTACCACGGCAACAGGTGAAGTAAATGGAGACAAAATAGATGGTGTTTCTGGAGACAAGGTAGATAGTATTGATTGGACAAAGGTTCAAAATGTACAAATAGTTACAGCTCAAATCGGAGATGCACAGATAACCAATGCTAAAATTAAAGATGCTGAAATCACCACTGCCAAAATCGGAGATGCTCAGATTACAGCGGCTAAGATAAAAGATGCGGAGATTACTACAGCTAAAATACAAGATGCTTCTATAACAGACGCCAAAATAGTTTCCCTTACAGCGGATAAGATAACAGCAGGCACAATTGATGCCCAATATATTCATGTTATAAACTTAAACGCCGACTGGATAAATGCTGGCACTATAAATGCCAACCTAATCGGAGCACGCACCATAACAGCCGACAAAATTGCCGCAAACTCCATAACAGCAACGGAGATGAAAGCTGGCACTATAACAGCAGATTCCGGCATAATTGCAGATGCGGCTATTGGTAATGCACAGATACAAAACCTTGCTGTAACCGGGGCTAAAATTGCTACGGCCACGATAGATACAGCTAATATAAAAAATGGGGCTATAACAACAGCTCTAATAGAAACCGGAGCTGTAAACACTGCTCAGATAGCAGATGGTAGCATTACGGATGCTAAGATAGTTTCTCTCACGGCCAGTAAGATAACAGCTGGTACTTTGGACGCTGGGGTAATTAATGTTGTGAATCTCAACGCGGACAATATAACCGTGGGTACTATAAACGGACAACGTATTACAGATGGCACTATTGGCGGAACTAAAATAGAAAATGGGGCTATAGATGATTCCAAAATACAAGATGGTGCTAGTATCAATGGCTCTAAGCTAAACATTAATACCGTATTCGACGAGATGAACGCCAACCAGGATATAGGCTATGGTGATGGCGGGTATGGTGAATCCGCCTATGGCGGGGAGCGGCACGAGTTGAATGACAACAAAATCATTATCACGCAGGAAGGTAAAACTCTTGATTTGGTACTTGCCAACGTAGGAGATAGAATTACAGCGGCAGAAATAAAAATAACACCGGACGCAATAATAAGTACTGTAATAAATAGCGGTGAGTTCGGTACCGCGTCTTCACAGATAGCCCAATCAGCCGACAATGTGAAAATAGGTTTTAATGGTATCGACAGCAACGTTGTTTTTGACGCTGCTGGACTGCATATAAACCACGGTTCTATAGATGCGAGTCTTGCCAATATAACCAATATAAATGCAAGTAATATAAATACAGGGCTACTACAGGGTAATCTAATAGCGGCAAACACTATAACAGGGGACAAACTTGTAACTGATGCCATAACTTCCAGAGAGATTGCAAGTAAAACCATAACAGCCAATGAGATAGCTTCTAATACCATTACAGCCGCGCAGATGAAAACGGGCACGATTACAGCCGCATCTGGAGTAATTGGCTCTATAGATGCAAGCGTAATAACAACAGGGACACTAGACGCAAGTAAAATAAATGTTACTAATTTAGTAGCCCATCAGTTGCAGGTTACGCAGACGAATAGTGAAGTTGTAACTATAGATGCCCAGGACAGGGCTTTCGTGGACAATAATATCTGGTGCAGATATGGGCAAATAGATAAACAGCATAATAATATTACATCCTATACTGATTGGGTTACCTATGATGATGGAACTCAGGTAACTTTAACGGACAGTAATGGTTGGGACTGGATAAAAGATACAAGTACCACTAAGGCCTTTGGCGCTGGAACTGGAAAATATCCGTTCTTTATATTTAGATTTGATTTGAAATCTGAATATGAAAGGATACATGGCGGAGTATTAGACAGCACAGGAATACAGGCTCTTGCAAACGCCATAGATAACATTTCATATAAATGGGCGGCAAAAGCTACAGATGTCGACCTTAATACCCTAAGTTTAAATATAGGTATTTGGAATCCAAATTATGAAAGAAATTTTTCTGGATTTAGTATTGCTTCATCCGATAGCACTACGATAAGAACTGAAACAGTTACTCAAGATGTTAATCCACAGGATTACCAATATATTAAAAATGTGTTATCGTCGGATGGATATATATATCTATATGTTATGTGTGATAGTGAAGAAAGCCGAATAGAAGTAAATGTATTGCAATTCACTGTACATCTAAAAACCTATAGTGATACTATCGTTGCTTATGGAACAACACTTGTAGATGCTATGCCGGATATAAACGGCGGCAGAATTTATGTCTACAACAATTCTGGAGACAAGAACGTAACTATAGGTTCATCCGGATTTGCAGCTTCAAACCGTGGTGGGACTTTAATCTTGCATGACAACGACGAAAGTCACAAGGTTGAGGCAGGTATTTCTTCCCAATACGACGCCGGGCTTATAAATGTATATGGCTCCAGTACGGATTATGCGGCAACGTTATACGCAAATAACCAGGGCCAAGGGCCTACGGTCTATCTAAAAAATGGAACAGATTATTCAGCCCTTACGTCATCTGATTTATACGTGGAACGAAACCAGATAGTTTCTAATGGCCATCTGTACCATATAGGCCGAGGTTCAGCCGCATACACCACTTCCGTATCTCTGGACAGCAACGACACTATAACCATAACTCACAGTTTAGGGTATTACCCTATAGTACAGTTTGATGGGAACACAGGGAATAGAATTTTAACGGTAGCACATAGCAGCACAAGTCAATTAACTATTAGCAATTATAGTAGTGGCGGTAATACTTGGGCTGGTACTGTAAGGCTTTACTAAAAGGAGATGGTAGAATTGAAGCAATATGCCATAGTAGATGCAAACAATAAAATTTTGCAGGTGTTTGGCTGGGGGGATAACAGAGTTTTACCACAGGATTACCCCCATCCAGAGGGCACAAATATAATAGGAGTACCGGAGAATTTTGCAGAGATAATCCAAGTAAAATGGCAGGATACAGATGTGTATGTAAAAGACATTGGAGTGCTTATGGATTCCACAAAAGATTATGGAGAATATTTTACAGACGTTATAAAAGAAATACAACAAGCTAGTCCGACAATGGAGGATTTGCAAAAACAGATGGAAAGTTTACAAGCACAAATTAAGGCTATGCAGAGCAATGCTTAGTCTTTTTTTAATGCTTAAAAGGAGGTATTAAGATGGCAACAACTACAGCTAATTATGGTTTAACAAAACCTGCAAGAGGAGATTCAAATTGGGATGTGGTTCTAAATAAAAATTTTGATGACATAGATGCACAAATTAAAGTTAGAGAAAATGATATAGTAAATATTAATTCCCAAATGGCTGAAAAGGCGAATCAAAGTGCATTAAATACTACAAACGCCAATATAGGAGATAAAAACGAGTTAAATACCAGCGACAAGACTTCTGTAGTAAATGCAGTAAACGAAGTAAATACTAATAAGGCAAACAATACAGATGAAGCTAGAACAACAACAAGTAAAACTGTAACGGGTGCTATAAATGAATTAAATACTAATAAAGCTACTAAGGAAGAAGTTAACAATAATGTTGAAGCAACTAACCTTAGAATTGATAACTTAGTTATTCCCTTAAGTCCTGAAAATGCCAATTTAGAGGTAACAGATGCTCATAATTCTATTATTAAGAATAAAAACTTCAATTCTTTAAAAGAGCGATACGAAGAAGTTGAAGCAGATACTTATTTTCCTGCAACTAATATTATCGCTTATGGTGATTTTAATGCGATTGATACTTGGCAAGCACACCAATCCTCAATAAGTATAGAGAATAATATCCTAACTTCTGTTGGCACTGGTGGTGATTATAGAGTGGGAATCATAAAACGAATTGTCTATCCCATTACAACAGGAAAAAAGATTTATGTAAAAGCAGGAATCATGACAAATGATGAAGTCACATTAGAATCCCGTTTACAAGTCTTGAATTATTCTGGTGGAAGTTTATTGGGTGAAAAAATTAAAACGTCACCTATCAATGGGGAATGGAATAACTTATCATTTGTTCATAACTTTACCGGCAATGATACAGGTTTTTATGTTGCTTTACGGAACCATTATGTAGATGCGACTACAGCAACAGGGAAAACAGCTAAATTTAAGTATGTGATAGCAATTGATTTAACCGAAACGTTTGGAGCAGGGAATGAGCCTACTGCAGAATTTTTAGATACAGTTTTATCAAAATTTAACGAATCGTGGTTTGATGGGACGGGGAATATTTGGGGTGGTAAACCTACACAAAAACTTTTAAGTACCTTTTCTCAAGTAATCGCATCTATTCAATCAGAATTAATCAATAAAGTAGATAAATCCATAATCATACCTATTACACCCTCGGAAGCAAGAGCGGCTTTTATTGCAGAAATGAATAAAAAAGCCCAAAAACTAGGAATGACTAACACCTATTATATTGACTCATCAGGTGTAGCGTCAGACCAAACAGCACAGTTATCTTGTGCTAGTGATTTAGTGAGATTAGGTATAGCTGCAACTGGATATGACGAACTGATGAAAGTTTGGAACGAACAAACTTATAATGTGAATGTAGAAGGGGTTAATCCAAGACAGGTAACGATTGAATCAACAGTTATTAAACCTGATTTAGATGACTATTATCACATTTTCGGAGGGAAATCTGGAACAGGATATGGAAACTCTAATTTATTAACCATCGTTGAAGCACAAGATAAAGACCATTGGTTAGTTGGTGCGGTTATGGGTCCAAGTGCAAACCGTCATGTATCCTCCAAAGAATTATATGATTTAGCAACAAAAGTATTAAACGGAGAAACGGTTGATGGATTAGATATTAGTAGTGCTTATGGGGCGGTAGCTTTATTACCATCGAGAACCACTTACAGTAGATATACACCAAATTTTTTATGGACTAAAAATCCGACAACACAAACTGTACCTGCATCAACTACAAAACTCATGACTGTATTGGTGGCATTAGATTATTGTAAGGATTTAAACGAAAAAGTGGAAATATTATCTGGTGATATTGTAGCCGGAGCAGGAAGTGAAATATTTCCGTTAGGTGACATTTTAACCATTCAAGATATGTTGTATTGTGCCATGCTACCTTCTAATAACACAATAGCGAATACATTAGCTAGGGTTGCAGGCGAAAAGATTATCAGAAGTAGGTAATAATTTAATTCACAGTTGAATAATTTTGCGAACTAAGTAGATAAGGAGTTTTGGACTACTTCCATGGCTCTTTTTTTAATACAATCAGGAGGTGTGGCATGGAAAATAGTTGCAAGGATTGTGTATATGTAGCTAATTTAAAACAAGACGTGGCAGAGGTGAAGGGAGATGTTAAGGATGTAGATAGGCGGGTGGGTGATATGGAGGCAGGAGCAGAGGGAAGAAAGGAACAGATGAAAACTATTTTTAATACCCTTGCTGAAATTAAAGAGGATGTTAAAGAAATTAAAGACTCTAAAAGTAAATTTATAACAGGAATAATGAGTGGCGTGGCCGTTACGGTTATAACTGCTTTTTTATTGCAAACTTTTAAAGTATTTCATTGGTAAAAAATTTTAGAAAGGGAATGATTTTTATGATAATTACTTATGATTTTGGTCATGGCACTGGCGGTGATCGTGGCGCTTCTGGATATCGAAATGAGGAGAAAGATTGCAGAGAATATGGCGCTCTTGTAATACAAAAGTTAAAAAAATTAGGACATACTTGTTATGAGTGTACACCACCTGCTAGTCCAGCTTTAACTTTAGGGCAGAGCCTTGCCTATAGGGTAAATAAGGCTAATTCTACAGGTTCACAACTCCATATCTGTATGCACGTAAATGCATTTCAAACCGATAAGGCAACAGGGTGCGAAGTTGAATATGCAAGTGCAGCAGGGCAGACTTATGCAGCAAAAGTATCGGCAGAGATTGCCACAGCTTTAGGGCTAACAAATAGGGGTGCTAAAAGTCAACCTGGCTTGTATGTACTTAAATACACAAACATGACCGCTATATTGATAGAGCCGTTCTTTTGTGATAATAGGGCAGATTGTGCTAAATATGATCCTGAAAAGTTGGCAACGGCTATAGTAAAGGGGATTACAGGACAAACAGTGTCAAGTGAGGTGCAAGTTGCGCCTACTCCGGCAACACAAGTACAGGCAGTACCTACGTATCCTGAAACTATTCCACAAGGAGTTTTCCAAATTCCAGGGACTAAATTTTATATAGAACCAAGAGCAGATGGGGACATGGGAATACACCTGGATAGAGGGAATTATCTTACCCTTAGAAAAGGTGGGGCACCAGTAGTGGTATATAACAACAATCAAGGTCAGGGTGGCTCTAAGGTATTATTTTAAATAAAATTTATGGAGGTAATATATTATGGAAACTATAACAAGTACAATAGCACAGGGAGTTTTAAGTATTGTAGGGGCGTTAGCCTCTTATTTTATTGCGGTTGGGGTTACTTATCTAAAAAAGAAAAGAGAATCTTTAATAAATCAGCTTGGTGTAGACCAATACAACAAAGACTATAAATTGGCTCAGGATATTTACTATATAGCGGAACAGCAGTTTAAATTTATCCCACAGGCTGGAAAGCAAAAGGCTGATGCATTTAATAAACTTTTGCTTGAGAAAATTCCAGGGATATCCCTGGAAGAAATAGACCATTTTAGAGAGGCTATTGTTGGAAAGGTTAATGCAGAGATTAAGAGTTCTAATATATTGGCTCCTGCGTTTGTGGATGGAAAAGACGTAGCAGATGTAGTGCAACCAGCACAGAAATAATTATTGCCCTACTAGGTTATCTTGGTAGGGCTTTATTTTTATGCTTAAATATGGACAAGATGTTCATAAATTGTTAAAATGTAGTTAATAAGAGGGAGGGGATATAATGAAATTTATAGCCTACATAGGTGCTATAGTTTTTATAGTGTCATTAGTTTTAGTAATAAGATGCTTTAAGAGAAAAGACAAAACTAATTTTAAAAGAAATTTAATTGTTTTAATAGTATCTTTCATAGTTACTGGAATAGCAGGTCAATATGTGCCTACATCAACTACAACAAAGTCAAATACTAAATCTAAATCTACAATTAATACAAAAAAAGAAACGGTCAAGGAAGAAAAGCCAGAAGTAAAAAAAGGAACTTCTAAGCCCGCAGTTAAAAAAGACACCCTAGAACAATTAGTATCTAAAAACTTTCAGGATGGTAAATTGATAGTAGATACAACAAATAATATAGCAACGATACAATTTAAAGTTGATTATACAAATGAAAATAATTTTGTTACCCAAATGGTATATCATTCTAAATTAAATTTGGAAGAAGTCTACAAAAATGATGAGTTAAAAAAGTATCAGATTGTTAGGCTTGAAGGTATGGCGGATTTTACAGATAAGTATGGCAAAACCACTAAAGATGTAGGAATGAAATTAACTTTTCCACAAAGTGAATTACAAAAGGTTGAAAGCTTTAAAAATATATCCAATGAGCAATTTATTTTACTCCAAGGAGATAACACTACATATTTAAATCCTGTGATAGGAAAAAATATAAAACCAGAAACACGTCAAATGGTATTCCCGTCAGGTTATTAAAAAAAGAGGCATAAAAGCCTCTTTTAATTTACATATAATTAATTAGAACTGTGAAACCTAAAATATATAGGCTTTACAGTTGCGCCCGTAGCACTCTTTAAATTTTGTATATATATAGTATAAGTTTCTCCGTTTTTATAAGGCTCTATATTAAAAAGATATATTACCTTCTTGCCTTGTGTTAAGGCTGTTTGAATTGGTATTTTATTATTTTTGCTATCTACTACATATATATTATTTGCAGATAGCGTCCCGTAATCCACTTCTTTGTTTAATGTTATAGTCCAACATTTATATTGCCCAACATTATATATATCTTCCCCATATTGTGTTGGCTGTGGGGATTGAGCTTCTATAGAACCCGCACCTATAAAGCACAGGGAAACAGTTAGCATCAAAACACATAACAACTTTTTCATTTAAAATCTCTCCTTTAAATTTAAATTAATTTATATTAATATTAGAATATAGACAATAAATATATTCATCTCCTTCTATCAATATTTTAACAAAATGTTAATGATATGTCTATATATCCCAATACTATCAAAATCTACTTTTAAATATGTATCATTTTTGTATTAAGAGTATGTCCTTTTGGGTGCAAATACTGTCTATCCTCCACTATTAAAGGTGTAAGATTTTTAAATATTGAAAGGGTAAAGGCAGAGCTTGCATTTTTAATGACAAAGAATATTAGACTTGTAAAATTTGT